TTAAAGCTGGCTTCTGCTATGATCTGGCTGGCTTAAGGTTTGAAAACATACCCTAGTACGCTCCTCCAGCCGAATAACTGTTTCAGTTATTAAGTTAAGTTTTTCTGCAATTTTGTCGTCAGACATAAATCCACCCTCCCTACTAGAGGAAATTTGCTCAAATGCAGAGTATAACTCTTCTAAGGTTACACCGTCTTCTGCGGATTGTTGACTTTTTACTATCAGCAATTTCTATCCCCTCTCTTTTATGTAAGTTCTAGCATCAGTATATATTATGTCTAGTAAAGTATATTAGAATGTCTACCTACACCCACATTGTACCATATTTGTTTAAATTAAGAAAATAGAAAAGTAAACCCGCAAGCCCCGTCGCCTGCGGGTCCACCCGTCAATCCTCCGTTGGCATCCCGGCCGCCTTCCGCAGCTCATTCGCACAGTGGTGAATCCAGTCGCGCGACTCCGTATTTCCCGCCTCATCAGCGTCCTTCCAACCCGGTCCCAGAAACGAATTAATCACGTTTTGAGCAATATCCGGGTTAAGCGGTCTGCCCGGTCCTGCCGGGTGCAAGCCCGCAGATGCCCGAAGTTCGTCCTCGCAAAGACGAATCCAGTCACGGGATTGCGTATTTCCTGCGGCGTGGGCATCGTACCGCCCCTTGACCAGAAACGAATTAATCACGTTCTCGGCAATCCCCGCGTCAACCGGCCGCCCTGCCCCCTGATGACTAACCGTTCCCATACCGAATGCTTTCAAGATTCCGTTTGCAATAGCCACGGCCAGTTTGTCTCGGAAGTCATCCCGCGCCAAGTCGGCTGCATCTTCGGCATTATCGATAAACCCGAGTTCCAGCAGACACGCCGACATCCTTGTTTCCCGCAATACAGCTAGGTTTGCTTGTTTCATGCCTCGGTCACGCCGGAACAGCGGAGCTACTTCGCAATGGATGGTTGCCCGGTATTGATCGGTCTTACTGTCCGTTTTCAAATAGGTGAACGACTCAAACCCGTAGCCGCCGCCCGAATTGTTGTGGAGAGAGACGAATAAATCTGCGCCCCAGCTGTTCGCTTTTCTGGCCCGGTCGGATAGCCCAACGAAGGTATCATCTGAGCGTGTAAGTAAGACGTCAATCCCGGCGTTGGTTAGTATCTTATGCGTTCTTAGCCCGACGTCCAGCACGATATCTTTTTCCTTCATGCCGTTCCCAACAGCACCAGAATCTTTTCCTCCGTGACCAAAGTCTAAGCATAGTTTACTCATTCTTGTTTCCCCCTTCGCTTTTTCCTTTTAAAACGCCCACTGCCTGCTTGATTACGTTAGGCAGCGGAACCCCGAGCCGGCCACCGTTTTCAATGATCGACAGCAGTTCGTTTGCCACGTAGAAAAACAGTGTAGCATCCCGGATCATGTGCTGATTACCAAGGATAAGGTCGATCTGATGCGCGACGGCCACGATAAAAAAGATAAATACCTTTCGTGCGATACCCTTCAGGCCGACGTTGCTTTCGAGCTTTCCCTGCGTTCCGGCGGCCATTAAGCCGGTTGCGTAATCCACCACAACCAGTACGAGTAATACTTGTAGTAACATCGGCCAGCCCCCAAACAAAAAAGATGTGAGGCCGCCTACACTTGCAACCCCTGTTTTTAATGCGGTGTCTAAACGCTCCATAGTCCATCCTCCTCTATAAATTTCGAAACCACTTCGCGCAGATTATAAAAGTCCGGAACATCCTCAAGCGTTGCCGTTTCTTGCTTTATCTGCCGGAGCCACGTACCGACGACACTGGACTCCTTCGTAAATGCATCCCGCGTATTTCCCGCCAGCGCCCGAGTAATCTCCACGATTGCGAGGTCTTTTTCTAATCGGAGTTCCTTTAGGTTCGCCGGCCTTGGTTTCTTCGCTTCCGCCTCGAGGTATTTTTTGTACCCTTCCCGCAACTCTTCTTTTGTTGGAATCGGAGCATCCAGATGCCATTCGGCGATACGCTGATTCCCGTACCCGTCATCCATTACGATAAAATCACGCGATGAATCCGCTTCGGGGAAAAGCCCCGTGATAGCCAAAGCTATGTTAAATCGTTCTATTTTCCTCACCCCAACCGCCATATTTTCATTGCAGATATTTTCGAATCTGCCGAGATATACGCGCTCAGGCTAGTGGTATACGCATGTCCCTCGATGTAATCACCACGCTTGGCTCCGTATATAATACAGGTACCCGTAGCTATCAAAATGTCATTTGCGTAGGTGGTGTAAAATACTTGAGAGTATTCGGTTCCGTTTTTATATACGGCCATGGATACCCGATGCGGCCCGTTATGTGTGTCCTCAAGGTTAAAACCAAGCGACAGTTGGACGAGGTAGGTACCGCCCATACCTACGACAAACCGGTTTGCCGATCTATTGAACTCGTTCCAGTTATCCGCATACGCTTCGTTGAAATTTACCCTCGTCCATGACTTTGGTCCGAGGCGCTGCCTTGAGCTCAAAACCGCAGATGCTTGCGAGTTGTTCCGGAGCGTGAACCGGTCCTGCGTATACTCCGTTTTTGCATTGCGTCCGAAAAACACACGGTCTACACGGAGGTTTAAGCCGTTTCCCTGCAAGGATATATCCGAGCCATATTGTCCGCCGCCTCCGTATATCCCAACGCCTCGATTCTCGTTGAAAATGAGACTCTTTTCGCCGCCTCCCGCAGTACCGAGGTAAATCCTGTTGCCGACCCGAATGTCCTTGGATGTCGTCAGGTTAACACCAGACAACGTTACGCCCGAGATTACGTTCCCGACAATCCGCTCAGCCACGACTCCAGCACCGGTCATGGCCGTTTGGTACGATGCCCCGCCGTTGGTGCTTACGCCGATGCCGCCGGATGACAGCCGCACACGCTCGTTAGCATTATTCGGATTGACCATGACGAGGCCGCCTGAATCCCAGTACATGTTAGAGCCTTGCCGGATTTTCGTTCGGGCAACGTCCATGATCCCTTTTAGGGAGTCCGCAGGAATGCTAATCCTCCCGTTAGCTACGTCGTCCTTGACTTTGTTAGCTTTGTCTTGAGCGCCTTGCGGCGTTTCAGCTCCGATATCGCCCGGCTTGGTCGGACTTGCCGAAACCCAAGCTTTACCGTCATAGCGCCTGAATACGTTCGGCTCTACCGATGTATCCAGCCAAATGGTATCTTTCGCCGGGTTGGCGGGTGGCGTCGGACCTTTATAGATTTGCTCACCGTCGCCAATAGCTTCCCACTTGCCGGAATTACGCGAAATAATGTCGGCAAGCCTCCGTATTAACTCGTTACTCTGGATGTCGAGAGGCTTAAACTCACCCAGTGTCACCTTATCCTGAGACGGATCGGCGTAGCTGCGTACTAGCTCTATGACGCGGGCTTCGACGGCTAAATATGGTACAAAACTCATGTCCTTGACGACGAGCGTATCCCCGAGCCTTACCTTTGTATGCTCATATCCGGTCAGGGACTCGAGTAGGACAGCATCAAGCTCGTAGGTTAGCCGTGGCCGATTCCGTTTCTTGAGCTCCTCCCACGTATTCCGCATAAGAACAAGTGGATTATCTGCGTTGTTATCCTCAAACACCCCGATAATGTGGCGGCCATCCGCACGCCCCCACTTTTGCAATGCGTCCGGGTCTGCGATAAAGTCCTGACCAATCGGCTTTGCCGGATGATCGTCGGTTTCGTCCCATTTTTGCGTAGTAAACGTCATGCGGACGCCGTTTTCGTCGGCCTTGCCCACGCCGATAAGTGCGGTAACCATATCGGAGCTATCTTCAGTGCGTTTGATGCCTCGCATATTGCGGCCATAGTCAAAACGGGCGCCCGTCACTCGCCCGCGCTTGGTCAAGTCGACGTACCGGTTGCCAACCGCACCATTCGCAAACTCGACGCGGAACCGAAGCTCACCCGAAAACTTGCGGCCAATATCTTGTATGGCTGCGAGTGCTGTTGGGTAGCCCTGCCAGTCAAACGTTTCTATTCCTTGCCAATCGATCTGGCCCGGTAGCCATCCGCTTGCTTGTAGCGCATAGGTCAGCGCCTGCTTGGCAGTGATACCGTTCTGTACGGTCGGGCGGATGATGGTGCCGTATAGATCGCCGACTGCTGCGTTTTCGGCCTGCACTCTTTTCGTATGCTGGCCGTTATCGATCGAATCCTCAACGGTTTTAATCTGGAATAGGATATAGATGCCGTCAAGGTCGCGGATCAAAACGTGGTTTTCGGCACGCAAAAACTCCGCCGTCGGATGATCGGCGGGACAACGGAACGAATAGCTTAGGTACCCGGTATCGAGTTGCTCGGTATGTGCATCGTCCCAGTACGGGCATGCTTTCGGACTCGTGTTCGTCAATACCGCGACGACGTTTCGGGCAAACCTGTCGAGAATGTATATCACGTCACAACCACCTTTCACGATGTGTTAATGTTACCTGAGCCGTCAGGTCCGTCGTGGTATACGCAAGGTTATTCTGACCGTGCTTGAGTGGGAAAAAGTCGCTGACTGGGTCGAGGAGCCAAAGGGCAGGTATCCCGTTTTTCGTTACGGAACCCTTTTCACAGTCGATTTCGATCACATCGTCTTTTTCCGCGATAATTGGCGTTTGCTTCTCGGGATCGACTTTATTTTCTTTGTACACGGTCGCGTAGTGGATAAACTGCCCGTATACCGGCTCGTATAGTTGATACTGGTATGCGGCAAGCTGGAGCGCAGCAAGCTTAAACTTGTTAAATTTACCCGCCACGTCGGTCCATGTTTTCGTCAACCCCCAGTACGTTTTGCCCGTCTTTAAGTCTTTTTGAGTTACGTACATGGTCCACGTTTGACCAATCCGGGAAAGGCTCAGATACATAGATTTGTTGGTATAGGCGTGCCAACCCGGCTCATCGTAGTACAGGCCAACGCGTCCGCCGTTCGGTCCGATACTGCAATGACAAATGCCGTTCATGACCGACTGGCTATTATCGTTCATAAACATCAACCCGAAAGAGGCACCGTTTTGGTCTATCAGGTTAAACCCGACGCGCCCGATCTGATGGTTTTCCGTGGAATCCTGCTCCACGATGGCCGTAACGGTGAAATCTTGCAAAGGCTCGGGAAGCGCCTTTCGTATGGCCGGTCCGTGCCAAGCTGGAGAGTCTTTAGAGCCGTATTCCACAGCTTTTAATGCGTAACCGCCAAACACGATAAACTTACCGGCGATCCGGTTGTCCCCGTCAAAGTCATCCGTACTATTCCCCGTCTGCCATCCGTCCAACGTTGTACCATCCGCATGTAAAACCACTTCCTGCTGCGGCACTGTCGGCTTGCCAATCGTTGGAGCCGCGCCTAGAATCGCGTTTTGTTTCCCGTTGCCAATCGCAAAATACGGGGTCGATTCTGTGAATTTTGCCGTAATAACCGGATACGTATCGGCCAGTCCTGCATTTGTAACAGCGCTTGATGGTCCGGGAAGTAGTAGCGTCTTTCTGGCGCCATATGCATACGGGTCTGGACAGACGAATTTGATTGTACCGGTACCCATCGAGACAAGTGTATCAATCTGTGTATCCCCGGAAATCTTGGCGTAATACGTCTTGCCGGGCTCATCGTCAAAGGAAAGTGTGGCCGCCTTATCCGTGCATAGCCAGTCTGAGATGATACGGAGCATGGACACGAGCAATCCCGGCGATGTTTGTATGATCGTGACGTCTACGTTAAACTCCCGCATCCCTATCTCGCTCCCGAAATCATATGCGCCGGGACGGTTTGGAATCGTGAGCAGCTTCGGAGATATATTCGGGAGCATCGTTCTGCCCACTCGGTTGACAATAAAATACCCTGAGGAATGGGTCCCGTTAAATGTAAACCCGGACATGTCAGCGCACCCCCTTACTTCGGTCTCTTTGCCGTTTAATTCGGTCTAACTTTTCGGCAACCCGGTAAATGTCCATTTCCTCTCTTACGACAAACTGACCAATTTGTATAATCGTTTGATCGTGCCTCGGCACGTCGTCCCCTCCACGAATCGTTGTCTCAGCTTTCCGCGCAATGGAATCGAAGTTTTTAATAAGCGCAAAGAGGTTCGCCTGCTGCGCTTCGGTGAGTACCATTTCGTTTCGCAGGAGCCGAGCGTCTATTTCGTGGGCTTTCGGTGCGTTCCCGAAGGAAAACATTGGCGAGCCTCCGGCATGGAGTTTCGGGAGCGTTCCGCCTTGGTGGCGTTGGTACAAACCGAAAGAGTCGGTGAATTTCCTCGCTGGTGTTGGATCGTACAAGTTTTTTAGTCGATCTGGAGTAGAGCTCGCGTTCATCGTAGCCCCCAAAACCCTGTTGTACTGAACGGTTACTTCTTTCGTGATTTTTTCGCGTAATTCTTTGTTTAAGTCCTTAGCAGCATCATTAAACTTCTTCACTTCCGTTACGCCGCGATTGACCTCCGTAGTGACCTTCTCCTGCGCCGTTTTATTATCCTCAATCGCTTTTTTGGTGTCTTCTAGTTTAGTTCGCTTTTCTATGAGTTTATCTATTTGGTCTTGTTCTTCCTTCGTTATCTTTCCATCTGCGCCAAACTCTTCTTTCTTTTTATCTATTAGAGTATTGGTTTCATCGATGGCTTTTTGTACGGCCTCTACCTCTTTCCCTTTCTCAGCCGTTATTCCGACATTTTTCAGGTATATTTCCTGTAGTCCACTATAGACGTCCCCGTATTTTTTGATTTCTTCGTTTATCCCCGAAATTACTTCGTTTTGCTCTTTGACCTCATCGTTTCTTGCGTTAATAATGTCTTTGTGTGTTTTTAATTTGTCTTCTAGACCTTTTAATTCCATCCCTCGTAATTGTTTTTCCACCCAAGTTGATGAGGATTTGTACTCCTCTTTTTTCTTCTTTATTTTCGCTTCTAACTCGTCTCTTATTTTTACGCGTTCTTCTATCTCTTTCTTAGCTTCTTTTTGTTTTCTCACTGCTTCTTTTAGGTCTTTTATGGCCTGAGCGTGGTTATTTTCGATGTTTGTTCTCTGCGCCTCTAGGTCTAATCGTATCTTTTCCCGCTGGGCATCGTTCCACTTATCGATACCGTCAGTAGCTGTAACGTAGGCTTTTCCTTGCGAAGATATTGCTTGCTCTACGTCAGGGACTTGATCAATGATTTTATCGTTTAGGCCGAGGTATTCCTTCATCTCATCGTTTGTCAAACCTGATTTTTTAACTAACTCTGCGAACTCATCTTCTAGGTACTTTAGGATTTCAGGATCGGTATTCCTCTTTATTTTTTCCTGTAAATCGAGGAGTCGCAGCATTTCATCATTAGATAGTTTATTTTTTTCCCGAAGCTCTTTAAACCGATTTGTTTGCTTCTCAAATTCGTCCGCAGACGCCTGCATCGCCTTAACGTTGTCTAAATTGACTCTGGTTGCTTGTTCTGTCGACGTTTTGTACCCGACATAAGCCGCACCTAATACGGACAACCCGGTAATGACCCAGCCAATCGGCCCCATGCCTAGTACCAGCGTCCGAAGCGCCCCGGCTAACTTCGAAATGGCTCCGGCAGTCGCTAGAATCCCGACCGCAGTGCCGCCGATTTTCAAAAAGAACTCGACCTTGTTTGGATCAATTTTTCCGAGTTTTTCTACAAACTTTGTTAGCGAGTCGATTCCGCTCCGCAGAGCCGGTATAAAGTGGGACCCGAGATTGATCGCAACATCACTGACCCCGGATGTAAATTTCTCGATAGACCCGTACAAGTTATCGAGCATCGTTTTGGACATATTCGCGGCAGTCCCGTCGCAGTTCTGTAGATTTTTCGTCATGTCCTTCAGTTTGCCGGAACCAGTGTCGAGGAGAATTGCCCAGTGTTTATACGCCTCAGCCCCGAAGAGAACCGACAGTGCCGCCGATCGTTGCTGTTCCGTCATGCCCTTAGTTCCCTTTTCTATCTCTGCAACGAGTTCCGGCATACTTTTCATCTTGCCTTGCGCATCAAAAAACTCCATGCCCGTCTCTTTCATGAGGCCGGCCATTCGCTTCGTCGGTTTCGCTAGACGAGCAAGTGACGACGCAAACGCCTGACCCGCGATTGAGCCCTTCAATCCGCTGTTCGCTAGACTCATCGTAGCCGCCGAAGATTCCTCCAATGACCAGCCCAGCGCATGAGCAATCGGGCTCAAGTATTTCATCGCCTCTCCCATTTGCTCTACGTTCGTATTTGCGTTGGCCTGTGCGTAAGCAAATACGTCAGCGGCATGGGTCGCCGTACTCGCGTCGAGTCCAAACGCCTGCATGGTATCAGACACGATATCCGCAGCACGGCCGAGGTCTAGCGCACCGGCCGCCGCAAGGTCCAGCATTCCGGGCATGGCGGAGATAATATCATTCGTCTTCCAGCCGGCAAGTGCGAGATATTCCATCCCTTCCCCGGCTTGTGTTGCCGTGAATTTCGTTGTTGCGCCGAGGTGCCGCGCGGTTTCGTTCAGACGTTGAAAGTCGTCTCCCGTTGCGCCAGATATCGCCTTGACCTTCGACATTTGCTGCTCAAAGTCCGCCGCCTGCTTGACGACAGCGACGAATCCGCCGACCATAGCCGCACCGGCCACAGCGGCGCCCTTGCCCATCTTCTCAATGGATTCTTTCGTCTTCTTCGACTTTTCTTTCGTATCCTTCATCTCTTTTCGCGCACGTTCCATCTTCTGCGAAAAGTCCTTTAGATCAAGCATCATGCGGGCCCTGATTTCCCCACCGTTTGCAGTCCCACCGACTGCTACCGCCATGCGTTCAGCTCCTTTCAAAAAAGAGCCCTACCGCATGTACTTGTCGGTAAAGGCTCGTAATTCATCCATTTTCTCGCGGCTAAAACGCTGCTCTTCCTGTTTCGTCTTAATGCCAGCCGCCTTTCGCATCTCATGTATATACTGTTTCTGATCATCTTCGGGTAGGTGCCGCCCATTCGTCGCTAATAGCATTTGCGCCAGTCGCAATTCCTTTGCGGCCTGATGTTCCCGTGTTTTTGCTAATATGTCGGGCAAATCGAGGATATAATATTCGTCCTCGACGACCTTCTGCGGGACTCCAAGCGTTACCGCACAATCTCGGAGAAAATCATCGATTGTATATATCGGAGCGCCTCCGCCATCTTCGATTTCCGTGCTTATTCCGTCGGCATCGGCAGGAGGCGTTTCACGTTTTTTACTAGATCGTCAATATTGTTGTACTCGTATACACGGACGATGTAGTCTACGATCTCATCAATCCCGGCTTCATTTTCGAGCTCTTCTACGTCAATTCCGCTTAGGATTGAGACGGTGAGTAGCAAGTCATCTAGAGCAACCTCAGATGCCTGTAACGCATAGACGGCGAAATCATCAGGCGGAGCATATACCACGTTTGAAATCAGTTGCGGCAGCACTTGGATACTCTCGACCAATGGCCGCCACTTTTTAGGTGTAATCTTCGAGATTTTCACCTGATGCTTGCCGAGCTTGACGACATCAGTTCGCCGCATCGCTTTTTTAATTAGTTCGCGCATGTCTACCTCCGTTCAATAAAAGAGGGAGAGCAAGCGCCCTCCCGTTTTGGTTTACTTACTCGCTTCTGGTTTTGCCGTTTCATCGCCGAGAATATACAAAAGACCGCCCTTATCAAAATCCACATAGGCGGTGAATTCGACTTTGACGATCCTTTCTTTGTCATCATCGTACGTATATTCTGGGTCCGTAACGGCCGCAGCGAGCGGAATCGTGACCCAATCGTTCGGAGTTGCATTCGGGTCTGTCGGTTTGATTACGAGTGGTTTCGCCGTCGAGGACAAGTCAAAGCCGGCTGACACTGTAACCTCGATTTTCTTCTTGGCTTTGGCGCCCGTGCCAGACGTAATGAGCGTCGCATTCGGGATTGCCTTCGCCAGCCGGTCGAGGTCTTGGACGGCGAACGGCACGGTTACTTTTGCCGTACGACCTTTGATGATCGACTTTACCGGCGCATCCCCGTATTGATCGACCGTAATGTCTTTCGTGGACGTGTTTGCCGTAAAGACGATTCCGCCTTTCGTAATATCAAACACGATTTTATCCGGGCCGGTACCGTATTCCACGATTGCCGGCCCCATTGGGACGTTTACAATTGCCATATATTTGCCTCCTTTATGGCCGAATGATTAGATTAAAATTCATCGAGAAAACGGGCCTTTGGACCTCGTCAACCCCGATGAAAAAAGGAACGGAGCCGACCGGGTAAATCACGACCACGGAATCGGCTCCTATTCGTTGTTCTTTGCGGTTAGCTATTGTGTTAAAGATGGCGTAGGCTCTTGCTTCGGTCTCTTCGAAGTCACGCGCAGCACCACGGACAAGGACCTGAAACGCCGGAAAACTCGCGCCAGTATCGCGGTCTTTTGCGCTTCCGGCTTGGAGCGTCACTACCGAACAGGCATCAGGCCCAGTAGTCGGAAACATAAACGGGAAATAAGTGCCGGGCGCTATCTGCTCGATCCACGCGATAAGTTCTTGTATCTTCATCGGCCGACCCTCCCCCGAATAGAGTCCGCAACCCATTTCCAGTATTTCGTTTGCTCTCCGTACAGTGGTCGTGACAGGTACTTGTTGCCGACGCTATATCCACCTACTCCCGGAGCCGCCTGCGATTGCTCTCCAAGTTTGTACGTCATCTCATGAGTCCACAAAGCGTAATTAAAACGGCCACGCTTCGATGTTTCCACGGCCGAAAACGATACTTCCCCGATGACACTGTTCCCCGTAGCTTTTACCTTCGTATCGACTGTTCTTCTCAATGTTCCTTTGTCGATCGGAGCAATGTTTGTTGCGATCCGGGCCAGATCGTCCAGCGAGTCCTGTACGCCAACCTTTCCGGCTTGCATGACGCTGCTTACGCTCGCTTGCGTCTTAGCCAGAAAGTCGCTGATATCAAAGTCGAGGCTCATAGCAACACCTCCGTAAGCAGCGCTTTTCCGCCAATGTCCCGCAAGACACGGACTTTTTTCGGACGGCCTTCGTATTTCTTCCCGAGCTCGTTTACGTACTTGAGATGATCATCCGGCCGGATATCCGCGAGCCTGTCGAGAAGAAACTTGACGTTTGCAACCTCGGATTTGCCGGTCACTCTCGCTTGCATGTCGTCAGTGACAAACAGTCCTTCGTCGGCACGGCATTTGTACTCGGTGGATGCGCCCGGCTTCGGGTTACCCCATTTGTCCAACTCGCCGGAACCGCGTTCGACCTGCAGCGTCTGCCGCATCGGAATAAGAGGCATCTAGCGCACCCCCATTCCGACACGGCGTAGCCGCAAGTCAACGTCGTTCTCGTCGCTGATGATGTCGAGCACCTTCTGCGTGACCATTTGTCTGACGTCTTTCTCCATCGGGTAGAAGGAGAACGTCGCTACTCCCGTAACTGAATAGGATTGGACACCGTTCGATGCGTGTCTGTAAGTGTCGTTAAACTTGACGGAAAGCACATTTGCAAACTCGTATACCGCATTGTCCGGTATATTCAGGCGAGGGTACCGCCTAGAAAGCGTATCTGCCGAGACGGTTATTAATCTTTTTTTCCTCTCCGTATCGCTTTCTAGCCAGTCCTGCACGTCTATACAGTTCGCTGTGATATACTCGTCAGCAGCGTTTATAGTCGCGGTCATTACGACCTACCTCCTTATTTGGAGGCTTTTGCCGCTTTGGCTTCAGGCGACGGCGCAGGTGCCGCTTTGCCTCCGTCTTTTTTGATTACGCCAGAGAGTCGAGCAGCGGCGCGTGGGTGGAATACGGCAAGACCGTTGTACCACTCGATACGTGTCCGGAATACCGGCTTTTCTTGCAACTCGCCCAAGTCGCGCACAGAGATTGTTTCATTTTGCAGACCACATACGTATTGTTCAGGGCCGAACTTCACAGCATACAGGGAAGCAGTACCGCCGGCTTCGTCGAATCCGAGGATTTCACTACCACTTGCATCAGTCTCAATCACTCGAATTGGAATACCGCCGTATGTCATTACCGGGCGACCGTATGCATCGTAGCTGCCTTCGTCATACCCGTTATGGCTCTGGATAATTCTTTTCAGTTCGCGGCGCATTGCTTTAGACAGATAGATGACATCAGGCTCGCCCTCTACGGAATCGACTAATTCGTCAAGCATCGTGATGGTAAGCTCCCCGCCTTTTCCGTCAATCACCTGCTTGCCGGTCAGACGTTTTTCGAGTCCGTCAAAAGATTTGGGGTCTTTCGTGACATTTCCTTTAAAGAAGGTCTTCGTCCAAGCGAGAGCTAAGGCTTTTGTTTTCATTTCCGTTTGAAGTGCTCTTTGGTCGTTCACATTTCCGAGAGTTTGGACGATAAAGCGGTCTACGTCCACGTCACCACCGGCAATCACGAGTCCCTCGGACAACTGGTTCACGATACCAGCAGATTCTTGATAGCCTTCGTTTACGCCCCGGAATCCAATTCCCGGCAGAACTCCCTCTTGGTTATACTTGTAGCTATTTCCCGCGACTTCCATAAACGGAAGCATCTCTAATACCGCGGAATTTCGCGCAAACAGATTAATAACTCCTCGTTGCAAGATGTCTGTAGATAGCTTCGCAGCTTCAGGTAAAGTTTGTGCCATAGATTATAATTCCTCCTCGTTTTTGGGAAAATAAAAAAGACGCCAATCAGCGCCTACTAAACTTTAGTCCCGTATGCCGTTTTTAACATTTGAAACGGGTTCATGTCTTTTACGTCTAACTGTGCCGAGTCTCCGCTTGGATTCGTGCCGCCGCCAATCGGCTGCTGCGGCTTATTCGCAAGAAACGGATTAGCCTTCAGCAAGCCGTCGACCACTGCGTCCATACCGTTTACCTTTCCATCCTCCATCTTGACGGTAGACAGATCGGCTAGTTTTAGCGCAGCGTCGACGTATGCTACTCTGCCGGTTGCGGCCTTAATAAACTCGTTAGTGATGCGTTCTTTCTGAATTTCGCCACGCACCTTCTCTAACTCTGACGCCAACGCCTGCTTCTCTTCCTCGTGCTTCTTAGCCGCCTCGGCCAGTCGCTCTTGCTCGGACAAATCGGCTAGACGCTTTTCCTCAGCAAGTCTTTCATACTCAGTGAGTTTCGTTTTGATATCGTCGTAGTCGCTATACTTTTCGGCTTTCTTACGTTCTCTTGCCAGCCGATCAGCAACGATTTTATCTAGCTCTTCTTGCGTAAATGTTTTTGTCGTCTCCTCTCCCTTCGTTTGCTCTCCGTCACCTTCGCCGCTTTCTCCTTCTGCGAATAGTTGTAGGTTGATCGGCAGTCTGTACGTTTTCTCCATCGTTACCTCCCGCGTTTTAGCACCGCGTAGTGCGTAGTTTCCGAAAGTTTTAAGCCATTTCGTAAGGCATACGAAAAAGACGAGCGTGTATCACTCGTCGGGATCATCTTCTCCATCTTCGTACCGCCTAACGCTTCGGATAGGCGTAAAAGTGTGCTTGCAATGCGGATGAAATATCTCTTTGGTTGCCCGAAGCTGATCATATGTCGGATATGGCCCCGGTGCCTCAGCCGTGAGCTTAATGATTTTTCCTTCCCAATTGCTACATGCGTCAGTTGCGCCGTGCCGGGATATGATTGCATACTGCGCATCTCGCTCCAGTGCGGATATCGTCGTCGCTTCCCGGTACGTATTCATCATCTTGGTGCGCGTTAGCATCTCGACATAGGTATCGGGCCGCCATCTGCGTCCGGCTGCGTCGATGATACCGGAATCCAACGATTTCCCAAGCTCCTGCCGCATTCTGTCGAGTGCATCCCGGGATATCGTACGCCGGCCGTTGATTCCTGCGGCCATATTTTCACGGAGCGAATCCGCATACGCCTTTTTGATAGCCGACCGGACTTTGCGCTCCACGTTCTGGGTTACGGCAAGGATGTCTGCCTGCGTGTCGGCAATGGCCGCCGCAACCATATTTTCATTTAGCCGGCTGGGTTTTACGGCCTTGAGCGCTTCCTCTACCGTCTCTACGACACCGAGGGCAACGAGCGTTTCAGCAACGCCTCCAGAAGCTGCCTTCGGGATATATTCCTGTATCCAGTCGTCGGCATCATCGAGCAGTTCCGATAGGATGCTCTCAATCTCCCGGATTGTGGCAAGAACGATAGCCCGCCTCATGCCGTCGAGTTCCATTCCGTTTAGCTCGTTACGGACTTTCTGGAGCGCCTGTTTAAATGCGCTGACGAGCTTGTCGACGTCGTAATCATACTGCGTCTCGGGTATGCGGCTCATTCAGTATCATCTTCCTTACCGTCCTTAGGCGCGTTGAAGATGCTCGCGTCTACAGGTGCCTCCTCTTGCTCCTCACGGCGGATACGCTCCAATTCTGCCTCCGCCTGCTCCTCGGTCATGTCATCGAGCCTCATCAGGGCTGTTTTCTGCGACAGCGTCGGCTTGCCGCCGGTTCGTATACTCGTCAGGTTTGCCATTTCGAGTTCATCATCCGGCAGGCCGTCCTTAAATTGGATTTTCGGTACGGTAGGCTCATACCCGAGCTTTACCGGTGACTGCGCATGTTCCAGTAGTTGCGCGATGTATAAGACTTTCGCAAGCCCCTCCGCATAGTACTGGCGCTTCCGGTTGATCTTAGCAAGCAGCGAATTCATCCGAAACTTGACCGCAGCTCCTGACGTATGGCTTGTTCCCGAATTATCCCGGCCAAGCGCAACAGGCGGCAGTTCCGCCGTTGTGAGTAGGAAATCGAGCAGCGTTTCAAGCTCTTTAAATGCGGCCATGAGTTGGCCATCCCACGTGATGTATTTAGGGGTAAAGGTTTCGTCTTTATCTACCTCAAAGATTTTATCTCGCCCTGCTCGAAACAACGGCTGACCATCGTCATCCTCTTCAAGCGATCCAATTGGTATTGCCATTGCAGGGTCCGCGTGCTTATCGAGGATATTGGCGATTTGAGACAGCCGATTATCGATCTCGTCAAATATCGCTTTATGCTCCGTGAGGTCGTCAATTCCTTCCCACGATTCGTCAGTCCCATAGTTCGGAATGTGGACAATGAGCGGAAACGGCACTCCCGTTGTTACTTCTCGCTTTTCGTCATCATTTGGCGGAATCTCCGCACATATACGCCACAGCTTAACTTTGTTATCCATGTCGTACGTGATCGGCTCCATACGGAGCTTGCGGTAACGGATCAGTCCCGGGTAGTGACTCTCCACAGACAGTTGCCAGTCGTCTTTGCCGTCGCGCTCAAACAAGACGGGATAAGCAATATGATACGCAAAGATCAGGTTCTCGTTGGTCGGCAGCGGCTCCGGGAATACATATTCGGCTTTTTGTTGCTCGATGATAACCCGATACGGATCGATCGATTCGTCTAAAAATCCGTCGTAGTGCTGGCTGTACCGGACTTTGTAAAACGCGTCACCTCGGTATGCATTGCCTAAAGCACTCTCATAGTTGATGATGTGCAGCCGGTTTTGTTGGACCAGCCGTTCGATCGTCTCCTGCTCTGGCGAGTGGTCCTTTCCGTTACCCGCCGAAAATGTCGGCGTTTCTCCAAACAGAAAATCCGCTGACTTTTTGCAGATGAGCCCGGGAAAGTTTGCGGTAATATATACCGTATCGCGCTGGGATTGAGTAAGCCGCTGATGCACACGTTCGAATACATCGTAATGAGCGCCTTTAAACAGTTTCTGGTTCTCTTTGTAGCGCTCAATCCGTTTCTTATGTCGTTTCTGTTCCGTCGGAAAATACTCGCCGACAGCAAATATATCTTTCAGCCTCGTTCACCTCCTCATAGTCCTGCTGGTTTTCGTGGATACGATTTCTTACGTCGTCTTTTTCCTCCCGCAATGTCGACGGCTCCGGCCAGTGCGTCCGGCAGGTCATCGTGTGTACCTCCCGGAAACTGTTCCATCTGTTCGAGTAGCAAGCGATGCGACCGGCTAAAACGTAAAAAACCGCTCTCGATAAGCGGCTCCAGTGATTCGATACGTTCTTCTTTTTTCGTTTTGGACGAGAAAGATTTGATTCTTGTCCGGTATATTTTGCGCCGGGATAACTCCTCTTGGAGCTGACGGTACATGTCAAACTGGGCACCGACAGTCTCGACGGCAAAGACCCGATGCTCATATTCGATGATCTTCTCGACCGCCACTTTCAGTGCAACGTGAGCCTGACACTTCTGGGCCCATGCATCAAGGACGTAGAGGACACCGGTCCGCCGACATCGGCCAACCGTAACAATTGCATTGTAGTCGCTTCGCCTGTTCTTGCCTTGTGCAATGTCCCAAAATGCGTATAGGTCCATCGGGATCATGTGTCCGTACTGGTCGTAGATGTCGGATTCGTCGTAATAGCGGAACTTTTCCGGGACGAATATCGCGCTCTCTTCATCGATTGGATTGTTTTGGTACTCCGTGTTAAAGGCGCGCGACCCGTTGTCCCACTTCCAACGCATCAGTTTCCACAGCGGCTGAACTTCCGGCCAGAGTACGACGGCTCCCTCGTCCATTTCGGATTTGTGTTCGAGGTAAAAAGCTTCCGCCGCCTCTGCGCGCTCATCTTCCGGCACTTCGGGGTCAAGATAGATCGACCGGCATTTCTCCCACAAGTCTGTCCGGTTGGGTTCCTCAATAAGCGCCTTGTACCGCTTTGTCTTAAAGTCAGTACGCTTCATAACCTTGATTAAGAGAGCGTCTACGTGCACGACGGTACCCATATAAATTATCGCAGTCTTTTTACCTGCCGGATCGCCCAACGGCATAACGACCTTCGTAAACCAGTCAAAAAGCTCCTGACGCAATTGCTCTGTGTTCGTATTCCGCTTATCCTCGAGGTCATCGCAGATAACCAAGTCTGGGCGTACTCCGTTCCAATTCCGTCCACGAAGAGCTTGCCCCGTCGATGCCGCCTCAACCTTGCATATTTGACGCTGTCTATCATCCTCCATTGGCTCCCACGCAACAAACTCGGAGGTATTATCCCTCGGGTTCATCTGCTGTTTAGGGTGGAGCAGCGGACCAAAGTCCTTCCGGAGCTTCTCGTTATGCTTTAGCTGGTTCGCGATCCATTCGAGGTTCGCGCTGGAAACTGTCGGGGTCTCCGAGATAACGATGATGTACTTCCGTAGCCGGTAGACGATCTCTCGTAACGGATTTGCCTTTGATAGATACGTTGATTTAGCATGGGATCGCGGCGCGGCTACCGCTACCTTGCCGTTCCTCTTGCCATACGAGATACGATCCATTTCATCGCAGATTTCTTTATGAAATTGCGGAGCATCCGCTACATCCTCCAACTCGAAGCTATCCCAGTTGCCCGGATTACCCGGGTTTCTCGTTTCCGAAAAGTATTCCCACGCAAAATAGAGCAGATCACGCTCACCCCGGTGGATACGCTCCAACCGCTCAAGCTCCGTTAGGTACTCGTCAAGTTCAGCGAGTTCACTTTCAGTAAGCCGATTCTGATTCGCGGCCATAGCGTCGATCAGCTCGGTGTACTTGCGTATGAGTTCCTCGCGTTTCTCTCGTTTTAGCCACTCGGTGCCGGTCCACGCCATGGCATCGCCTCCATTCATTGATTTTTACCGAGAAAATCACGGGAAATTGCCGTGTTTCTACCCGAGGTGGACCGTTAGGTCATCTGGAGAGGAAAACGGCTAATTTACTGGTTATTTTTTTTTTTTGAAATAAACGTGTTTAGAAGGGTCATACTATAACTATACCGTCCTCGATTTCTCCTTAAAAATCCTCGCCAACTAATAATTCAATTTGAGGGCGGTACGGTTTTGTATAACCCAACCAAGACTTGAACATAATATAGTTGTCGTTCTCTACGCCCCTTCATGAAAAGCTCTATCAGCGGGCTTTCCGGTTACGAAGCTTACCCAATAAGAGTACGTAGAGAACGCATTACCAAAGCAAAGAGGGCCGAGCGGTGATGGCCCTCTTTTTTATTTATCGCAACCACCGTAGCCCCCGTATAGCCGACAAAATAGTCAAAGCATAGACGGTGATCAATAACGCGGTGTCTGCCGGTGATAAGCCTGCCGTGCGGATAGCGAAAATAAGGACCGCCGCAAACGCAATGATAAAAATGCCGATGAGGACTGACGCAGCTACCTCTAGTTTACTCATGGTATACCCGACCTCCTAACGTCGATTATTTACGGGAAATTTACGGGAAATTATCGATTTTCAAGCCGAGGTAATATATTTGGTCGTTTCGATGGCTAATCGGCTAATTTCTCGGTGATTTTTCGTTATGCAAGGATAATCGCAAGCACCGTAATGCCGACGACCATAAACGACAGCACCAACGCATCGGTTTCGTCCATGCGGTTACCTCCCCGGGTAGTTTATCGTGAGCAGTTATAACAGTTAAAGCATCCGTCAGGCGATAAACCAATCGCAAGCAAGACAACTGCCGCAAGAATGCCGATAATCAAAACGGCTAGCTTCAATTCGCCCATGCGGTTACACCTCCGATTCCCAAACGTTATTTTTGATACGCGGATTTTTCCGGCACGAGACGCAGCCCCTCGATGGGGGCCCTTGGGGGTGGGCTCCCTCCTTGTCGGATTGGTCTCGCATAGTCCTCCGTTTCATGCATCGTTTATGCATCGAAAGCCTTGCGAAATAAGAAAGCAAAACACAAAATCTTGTGTTTAACGAAATATTCAATCGACAAATGAACGATGATATGTTCGCATGACATCCGCAATGCCGCGTCAGCACTGGCTTTATGCTATCGCTTGCTGACGACAGACATCTGTACAAAAGCCGAATTATGTGCGGCAGTATATACCCGGTACTGTATGCGGGTGAATAAGTATACGGGGACTGAATCGGGTCCGCGCGGTTGGTTTCTGAAAAGTTTCGGAGGACCTTCCGTCAGGACTGCGCAAGGGATGTAATCGACCCGGTTACGATTGGTCAACGAAAGCCGATCGTCTCAATCCCACTGTAACACACATAGTTACAACGCAGCCCTACATATTACTGCCCGTCTAATCCCCCTACTGTGTACGGCGGTCTTTGAACGCAGCCAGCCGCTGGTTCAACGCCTCCACATCGACTTGGTCCGGCCCGGTCGTTTCAACCTCGATCCGGTCGGTCAGCATACCGTTAATCTGTAGCGCAAGCTTAGCCATTGCTGCGTTACCATCCCGGATAGCAATCTCCGTCAGGCTATCGATTAACTCCGGCAACTTCTCCTGACTGTTGCGGACCATCTGACGCTTAAGCTCCGCCTCGAACATCTGATCCTTACGCCAGTTGCCTATTGTGTTCGGATGCACCCCGCATATCTCGGCAATCTCTGCGTATGTCTTTCCGCCTTTCTTTGGCAACGCTAAATAGCCGATTGCCGTATATTGCTCCGTGCTTAACAATTTTTTAAACGTCATGATTACCGTCCTCCTTTCGTATAACTCCGCCTCTGTGGTACAGTTCTTTTTCTATCTCTCGTATTTCGCGTTTTGCATCAGCCAGATCACGCTGTATATAAAAGCCCGTAAACCCGCTCATATCATCGACCCATCTTTGTAAGTACCGTAATCTATCTAAAAGCCGGCACTTACGGATAAATTCATCCGCATCCTGTACGGCAGTCACATCGTCAAAATACGAGTCCCTATCAACTATAGATTGCCACGATGTAGAGTCGGTTTGGATTTTATGAATACCGCCAGTCATACCTTTAGTTTTCGCCACAAACGCCTTAAGCGTCTCCTTATCAAGCTTCCCCTCGGACGCATAATGCCAAGCGATGCGGCGGCCGCCAACACCCTCTAATGCGATAAAATGGAACGCCATATTAATGCTCCTCCTCGTAATCTATATCGATCTGAACATAGCCCTTTAGCGTAAACATCGGCTCTAATAGTCCCCGTTTGATTAGCGAAATTGCCTCTCGTTTATTGATGATGTCTCCGTCATATACGATTAAGTCATCATTTGCTAAGTCGGACAGTCTAACGGTCATATAATCGTTTCCCCCGTTTCATTCCCTCTCGTCCTTCCGCAATGCGAACGGATACTTCTTCGTACTCATCGTCAAATTCCCGCATCCTGCGTTCTGATTCCGTCATCACCTTCATGAATTGCCGGTAGTTGCGAGTCTCATAGTAAAGTACATATATGACTATACCAGCGGCAATTGCGGTAATGATTGCGAATATAGTTACGTACATGGTAAAGACCTCCTTATCGCTGCGTCGCTTCGCTCCTTGCGACCTTCGACCCGTCGCTATCGCTCCGTGTCTTGGTAATAGTTATCCTTCCTCGTCTATTATTTATCTTTTTAAAAGATCGACGATAAAGGTATTATCTATATACACAAGCAAGGAACGAAGTGACTTGCGCAGTGTTCGCCGTCAGGCGATTGATAGATAAGTCATAGAAGATATAAGATATAATTTAACGTCAAAAAGCCCGCGAAGCCGTGCCACGCAAGACCGCATTGCCATTTTTAGCTGTACGAATAAGCGCAACTTTTTTGCCGATTTGTACGAATAAGCGCAACTTTTTCGGAATCACTTCTCATAATTGACGTTAAACATTGCTACTAGGGTATCGTCTGGCTTCGATGTTTTTCTGTAAAATACGTTTGGATTAAATATATAATACGCTGTACCTCCGACCTTTAGTCGAGCGATTACGTATTCATCGCCGAACCGCATTCTCGGCAGCCTCCTCGATAGCTCCATCGAATTAATACCCAGAACGGCCGCAAGCTTCTTCCCGTTAAACCATCGGATACTTTTGACGTCTGGCTCCGACGGATTAGCACACAGAGCGTTTGTCTTATAGTGCACATACGGTAACATCCGATAAATCAGGCCGAGATCAACCGCCTTGACTTCCCGGTATACACGTTTGACCATCGCTGTATATGAGCGGATAACCGCCTTGTTATCGGTGGCTCCACGGAAATGGTAGCGCGGATTAACCGAGTAGCTGTTGTCGTCTTTTTTCCGTATGATATCGTGCTCAAGACACGCACTCAGGAAGTCGTAGAACGTTTGCCTTTTCCGCGTCAGCTGGAGTACCGTTTGCATATCTTTCGTTGACATCGGAGTATCCTCCGAATCGACAAGCGTTCCGTCTCCGTAGTTGACGAAGCATTGCAGTAAGACTAGGTAGCCGCATTGAGCTGTAGTAAGGACGGCGGTGACTTCGTTGATAGCATCCATCGCGGTAAAGGTAAAATCACTCTGGCGGCCTTTAAACTCTTCACGTTCCTTGTACGCTTCGGCTTGCGCTTTGCTAACAAGTTTATGTTCCGATGCAGTCCCCCATACGATGCGCTCGCCAGTTTCCGGGTGGTATGCGGTGCCCGACTCGGCAAATGCGATAACGACACTACTCACAGTAAGCCCCTCGTCTTACCTAAGCTCTTACGCTTCTCCGCAATCTTATCGGCGACCTCCCGTAAAGACTTTTCATCGGCATCGGCACAGCTAATAGTGCCAATACCAATATGACACGAGGTACCTTCTTCCTTCATCGCTTCTCTTAGCTCCGCAAGTGCCGCGGTTGCTTTCCGGGCCTCGCGGGTCAGTGCTTTGAGCCCCGTTAAGGCCTCCGATACGTCTACTTTCAGTGTGATACTAGCGATTTGTTTTTCCGCCATGTACTCGACTCCTTTTATCGTTTTATTTGGTTGAGCGCTGATTAATGGGTTTTAGCGACACGAAACCTTTGTAGGCTCAGACTATAAGTAAGAGCAACGAAAAAAGACGCCGCAAAGGGCGTCTACTATATATGACCAGCTGATGGGACTTTTTATAAGGTTGTTTTGAAAAATTTATCGGTCAATGCCGAGTTTTTCTCGCAGACCTTCCTGCAAGGTCTTAGAAAAATCGATATTGGCCGCAGCCGCCTCCGTCTTCATCCATTCCGGCAACGTGCAGTTGACCCGCACATACGACTCACTGGCTGATACGGACGCGATTCTGGACGATACTAGCGTCACAAACTCAGCATCCGGGTCATGCGGTATCTCATTTACTTGCGACGGCTTCGGCAGCTCTTTCCCAGCTTTGATATCGTCGAATACCATAGCCGACAATAGCTCGACGGCCATCCGATAGGCATCCTCTAACGAGTCCCCTTGTGTGACCGCGTTTTTGATATCGGGAAATTCAACGGACCAGAGGCCGCTTTCTTCCCGGGTGAAAATGGCCGGATAAATAACGTCTTTAATTTTAGACATGCAAATGTCCTCCTTATTGTAGAGTATCTATAGGTATGCGAGAAAGGACCCGAAGGTCCTGCTCGCTATTTCCTTTTGGCTCTGGCGATGAAATCAAGAACTGATTTCTCGACCTTTATCGAAGCCTGCTTCCCTTTTTGGGAAGCCTTACCTGCGTGGGGAACAGGAAGCTTTTCTCCGGGCAGATTCTCATGTTCGAACATCCAGTGGCTTCCCACTGTTTTAGTATGTACTGCGCCAGATTTTAGAACTAATCTAATGAGTTCGCCTGTTGTGTACTTACTACTCCCTTTTCCCATCGCCCTGGTTACCTCCTTTCTTAATTCTATTATAATACGTATTACAATGCGCGTCAACAAGAAAATAAAAAAAAAGAGCCCAGCATAATAGCTAGGCATCTATATAATAGGTAGAAACAAGACCGGGCGCTGTGTCTCTTTTATACTGAGCCTTGCGCTCATCATTACGTATCTTTGCGTTTTTGTTTACGTAATCTGTCTCCCACTTGTTGCGTTTACGTCGCTTACCCACTCGGTGATTTTTACCGTCAGTGCCGACATACTCTGCGGCTTTTGCTGTAGCTTCTTTTTTATACCTACGGTCTAGTTGACGGTCCGAAAAAAACGGATATTCAGTCTGTGTTACTTTATCCGCGAAGTTATCGGTTAGTTCCTCCTTTAACAAATAGTCCGCAAGTCGCTCTAGTTGTGCAGAATCAGGGGGATTCCCCGTAGAGTCCACATACGCATCAGTCAACGCTTCTACCGCACTAATTCTCTCTGATCTATCGGTAATATCCTCCTCGATTAGGTCCGTTACCGCCTCGCAAAATGCTTCTCTATCGTTCAATATCTTGTTCTCCTTCCGGTTCAATCTCTACGGTGAGTTCTCCGTAATTCCATTTCCGGTAAATTGCCGCTAATTTGCCGTAAACCTCTCTTAGTAGCTGCGATATCATCGGCTGTTTTACGCCCATCACCTCCGCAGCTTCCGACTGCGTAAGCTGCCACTTGCCGTGAACCAACGCAAGGGCCTCCGCTTGCCTCTGCGTCAGTCCCGCCGACTCAATCGCGCTGGATAAATCGATTAGGATATCGGATGCCGCGGTATCCCCCTTAAATCTGCGTTCGGCAATCCGGTATCTGTCCCGCAGGAGCCTTGCGACTCCCTTAGGCTTGTTTAGTGCGTAGGTTTGCGTGTACTTGCGGTCTTTCTCGTGGATATCGATTTTTACACTGCCCATTCGGTTACCTCCTCTTTCGCCCAGTTTTCTACAATTGCGTCTTGCCAACTGAAATCGCTCGTCGACCATTCTACGCCGCCTACGACGGTCTCCTCACCGGCCCCCAGCGTGAGCTCATTCCAGTGATATGGCCCTTCGGGATATGTCCTTTCAGCATCACTCAGGCCATCGCACGTATCATTCCCGTGCGAAAAGAAAAAGCCTTCGCAGTCCTTTGTCGTGTGCCATGATGGCATATGCGGGTATAGATTATCGCGTATCAACGTTCCTTTGAAATCGCCTAACAAATCGTCGAGCTGCGTCTTGCCGTCGCCCCATTTATCTGTCGTTTTGCCTTTCGCGTCCCAGCCGATATCAGTTATTTTTGCGAAATATGCGGGAGTCTGGCCGGCCAGAAACCTACCGCCGTACCCTGAAATATCCTCTAGACCGCCTCGACGAAAATTACTTGCCCAACGCTTGGTGACCGACTCAATGAGCGGCGTTCCCGGCGGCGCCTTGCGTAATATAATAATTTGCGTCGGGATCGTCGTTCCCGTGTGCATAAACGTTTCTCCCGGCAGCATGATAGTAGCGACTTGCCAGCACGTGTTGTACATGAGCTTACGGACTTTTTTGGCGTGGCTGGCAAACGAAATGCCCAACGGGAGAATAAACGCAATGTACCCGCCCGGCCTAGCTGCTCTGATAGCTAATTCAATAAACGCAGCCTCAGACTTCCCTCGATATATTCCCTTCCTTTTTGATAGCGTTAGGTACTCTTTTTCCGTTTCAACCGTTTCCCCATACGGCGGGTTCCCGATGACGAGATCGTAGTAATCGCGCCGGTCGTGGTCGAGCGCATTACCGAGGATAACGTCTGCGTGTGGGTAGATTAGCTGCGCAACCCTTGCGCTTGTCTCGTCTATCTCAAGCGCCGTTATTTCGGCGTCAGGCGGCAAGTGCTCTAGAAATACGCCCGAACCTACGGACGGCTCTAAAACACGCATATTTTCCGGGAATCCTTCGTATAAATTGCGTATGACTCCGACCATAAACCGGGCTACGTGGGTCGGCGTAAAGAACGCACCTCCGTTAAATCCTTTCGGAAGCAGACCGCCCATTGAAGTATAATTCTGACGTAAAAAATCGATATCTTCCGGTGTAACATCCTCGGGGTTTTTGGCAACGATCTCCATTGATTTAACGTTAGCTGCCCAGCGTTTTCTGTCCACTTTTCCTACGGTAATCTCCCCTTTCGTTTACATCGCTTGTATTATCGTGTTATAATCGTGGTAAAATCGTTTATTAATGGGGTGTTAAATATGCCAAAGGTTGAAATCGAAGTGTGGGCGAATGATGGCGCCCGCAGCGGTGAGCCATACGTATCTACTGATATACACGGCCGCCTGCGCCTGAGTGCCGGCTTAATCGACATGCTAAGTTGCCGGGACATGCCGATTAAGCTTTACGTCGGGTACGACAAGGCCAACAAGCGCATTGCACTCGGTAAGGAAGACGTGATCAAAGCACCCGACGCTAACCCAGTTTTGTTCGATCGTACACGTCATTACGGCTGGGCCAAGCGTTTTTACGACAAGTTCGGCATCCCCGTCGAAACCGCCCGGTACTATTACGACGGCAAGTACCAAGGTTGGCTGATGTTTAAGCGCGAGGGCTACGATGCTCCCGACGGGCGCGGACAATGATATCGTCTGTCTGGCTGTAGAGGTCGAATAGATCGCCGTTGTTGTCGATCTCGTAATCAACGACGAAGCTGTCGATATGCTTCTCTGTCTCATGCATCAGATCAGCGTAGTGGAAATGGTCTCTAGACTCGACTGCCCGGAGAATTCGCAAGCCGTCCGATGCATTGACGCGAACTACGACGTACCCCGACAATTTGACCCAGATTAGCTCATTTGGCTGCCTCACGTCCGTAATGACGATAGGCCTGTCGTCCTTTCTAGCGGTGATCTGGCTCATTGTACGGACGACCCATACGTCATGCCCGTATTTCTCACGCATCATCTGGCCGTGTTCCTGATACGCAGCGCGCGGCTTCGGGTGGCGGGGGACTGCGGGATTTTTGCGGTGAAAGTCGTCTTTTACGCCGTCGCCGAAAGCGTAGCGGGCGTATCCATATCGCTCCATGAGATAGTCGGCGACGGTGTCCTTTCCTGCGCGAAGCTTGCCGGTCAGGGCAATGTCAGGCAAGGTAGTCATTAAGCGCGCCCTCCTCGTGTGAGTCGTCGATTAGCGTACAATAGCTATTTATGCTATCTAAAGACAAAACTGACTTTCCATCCGTTTCTGTGCCTATTTGAAAGGTGTAGTACGGGTGCATAGTATTTACCCAAGTATATCTAATCACGATATCTCCGATTTTAAATTCCGTAGGATTTGGCACGCTCAAATACTCTGTAGGAACCTCTAGCTTCAATGCGCGCCTGAGTGCAATGGCCCGGCCGATGTGCGAGTTGAAAACGTCACCGGGCGCGCATTTTACGATACCTCTTGCGTAAATCGTCTTTGTAGCAACACCACGGAGCAGGCATACTACCGTTTTCTTTTTGCGATTAACAATATACTCTACGAGCGTCGCTAAGTCTAGGTCTTTTACTTTATAAAACGGACCTTGGTTACTACCCGTAAAACGTCTTATATAGTCAACATGATCATAATCGTTTATCGCAAGTCCCTCGATATCGGCCTTCGCTTTCTCTACGATCTCATCGCGGACTTCTTGCGGCGATTTCTCGTCCTGCTGCGCCGGCTCCTCCAGTTTCGATACGCGGAGAGCCAACGTTGCCAGTTCGCCAGTGAGACGTTCCATTTCGTTCTTGATGTCGGAGATTTCGTCGGGTTCTTCGGATTCGGCGATTGGCTCAAAGACTACGTAATCATTAAGCCAGACTAGCCATCTACCATCACCGCGATAGTCTTCATTTAAAGTAAAATCTGCCAACACCGCGCCACTGCTTTCAAAGACTTTGTAGACCTTTGCTATATCCTTCTCGCTGTAATAGGGTGGGTATGAATGTATAATCTTTATTGTCTCGCCCACTTTAGCTTTTCTTTTTACTTGGCGATATTCGGTAATTTTAGTCTCAGGCTCAAGGACGACATAGGCATCGCGGGGAACAAGCCAGTCGTATATCTGGCCGAAGTCTGCTAATACTTGACGATTCTAATCTTTTCTCCTACCTTAGCAGCCCGGTTAACCTCACGGTGTTTTACGTTCTCCATGCCCTATTCCTCCTTAATTTTGATATAGACTTACGCTATCGAAATTAGCGTTCTTCCCAGTGAATTATTCGTACACTTGTTACACACTGACAGATGTCGTCATCGTGTTCAATTTCCAACTCATCCCCATTTGAGTCGAAAAGTTTTAGGCATTTTACATACCCCTCACCGTCTAGCTCGATGTGTTTTTTATTTTCCGGAAACCTCATATTCAGCGGCTCACCGGTCTCTAATTCACCCACTGCAAACCGGAGAACGTCCCAACCAAGGCAGTTCCCCCTGAGTTGATAGATAACGACTGCCTCATACTCCCCGTGTTGCAGGACAACCTCAACAGTGTGAACAGTATCTTTTGGATAAGACCACTCTCCTACGTATGCCCCTACGGTGTGCCCGATCAACTCAACGTTCAATTTAACGCCCCCTTAAGCTTTCCTCTATAAAACGACATCATATCGTCTTTCTCGATGATCGCTGGTGAATATGGGTCATTTTCTATTAGCATCCTTGCTTTCTTCCAAGGGTCTTCACTATGGGTTAAAGCTTCTAACACTTTTGCATCAAGCCGCCCATACTTTTTCCAAACTTGCTTTAATACATGTAGTCGGTTGTCATCAAAAATTGAGTCTTGAAAGCTTTTTGTATCTTCTTTAATCGGGCTCCAACCAAATTCCCTGTAATCAAGATAAAGTTTGTAGTTTACTGGGCCGTGAACCCTTCAAATTCATCATCGAACATAGGTTCCTGATAGAAAGCCAGATGCCATGCTTGCGCGTAATAACAGAGTTTTTGCAATTTAAGATGGCATAGGAGTTCACTTCTAGAGTTTGCACATTTGATGAAGTATTTTGCTACCTCGTATATGGTTACCATACTTCCTCCCCTACAGGACCGCCGAAATCAATCTCCTCATGGTGGTTCTCTTCATTAATACTTGCGCAGAGTTCGTCAAGTGTCGGAGCCGATTTACGCCTAAGTAGCTGTAACATATCCTCGCCAGTTAACTCGATAACCACATAATCCTCACGGTTTCGCTTAAGCCGGTTGCTCCAGTAAGACAGCGCCCACTTTGCAGTTCCTTCGGTTCGATATGCAGACCTGCCTGCTGCCATACAACTACCAGTCTTTCGGTTTACGATAACCCAAATATTCCAATCTTCCCCACGTGTATACGTGAATTTCAAATTAAGCGTCCTCCTCCCTCATATCCTCGATAACGGACTTCATATCGTTGATAATTTGCAGTTTGAGTTTATCTCGGTCTATCTTCCTTTCAAGTTCAAACAAACGAGAGTCTAAAGCAAGTAATTCGACTGTATCGAATTCCTCGACTTCTTTATCTGTGAGAGTAATACCTAGATATGCCGCAACACACGTTGATGAATATAGTGCCTTTAGCTTATGGTCGAGACCCATTCCCCGTCCTCCTCCGTATATTTTTTATATTGGTACGCTGCACGCTGGGCCTCTCTCGTACCACTAATCGGAGCCCCTACGCGCAGGGCCTCTTTGACAAAATCTTCGTCTCCGTCCCCGCACGGTAAGCCTTGCGTAAATAGGCACCAGTGTACAAGCTCGTGTAATAAAGCATCGAGTACTTCTGATCTCGGTAGTCTTACGTTTACTTTCCTGCTAAATCGTAGTACAGTCGTTCCGTCGTCGTAACCTGTGAAGTATCCAATGCGACGTTTCCAGTCTCGGTTAACCAATTCGATTTTTCCGGTAAAATTGGTCGACCATTGTCTACGGCACAGTCTATTTGCATGATCGTAAAGCTCTTCAAGAGTCATATCGCCAGTGTCCGGCATCTATTCGACCTCCCTATAATTTTCCGTCCCATTCTTCAAAATGTTTGATCGCATCTAGCCGTAATTGCTCGGCCTCGATCCTAGCGTTTTCTTCTCTTTTGTACTTTCGCCAAACATACTTAGCACAGGCCGCAAAATCGACCCGTTTGCCGTCCGTAGGGTTGTCGTCCTCAAGACGAACCACATATATTTTCTTAAACCGAAACATTCCGAATGGCTTCCGTTTCCTTTCTTTGTATAATGTAGCTGTCCAGATTGTGGTTATCTCTTCGTAAAACGTAATCCGATACTCTTCACCATCCGGTGCAATAATAGGGAATTTTTCTAGAAGTACGCCCACTTACTCAGCCTCCTCAATTTTCACATCTACTTCGATCTCGTCGGGATCGTAGATGTCTTTAATACGCCTCATAGTAACCTTTTGCGTTAAGGATAGCGCTCTTTCTATCCTTTCCGGCGTATGCTCTCGAAATTTTTCCTCGTCTAATTCGCTCAGATAGTCAATCATCCTTATACATGTCACAACTTTTCGCATTAATCTTCAGCCTCCCCGGTCAATACCGCAATCAATGCGGCTAAGCATATCGCCTCTTGTACGGTCTCCCGTGTTACACTGACGTATGGTATTGCGGCTGTTTCTGAAACTAACTCAACGCCCCAGCCGTGGCGGCCGAAGTCGGCTATCCTGACGAACCACTTACCGCGCAGTTTTTCAAGGACGCGCCATGCATCGGCGATTAATTGCCATGGATAAAATTGATAGGACCACGACCAGCCCATTATATCCATTACTACCGTTGCGACCCACTCGTCTCTATCGAGGTTACTCAAAGTATCCCATTTTGCAATGATGCTTTCGCGAGTGTGCTTCACACTTACTCCTCCTTCCACAGATGATCCTGTACCCGTTCTTTAGGCAACCTTACAACGGCAAAAGCCGCAAATTCATTGAGGCAATCTTCTCCCTTAATCGCATCTTCCGGAATTAAAACGTTGAGCTCTAGCCGATAGTAGCCTTTGTACTTGCCCTTTTTCGATGGAGCGTACGTTGAGGCTTCTCCTGCAAAAGGAGCCAAGACCAAAACGCTATCATCATCTCTATCTATTAGACGTTGGGCTGCGTTCCTTATAAATTCGCTCGAAGCGCTAAACACTACCTTACTCATTGTCTATTTCTCCTCCCTTCACAAATTTTTACGAATCTTGGGAACGTATCTAATCCCAAAACGATCCCATTCCACCCTGATAAGCGTCGCTTGTCCCCCAGCCTTTCATTCTGTTGACCCTCTTAACTTCCCACGTACCATCGTCGTTCTCGATGATTTCGTCTTCCTCACGTTCTTCGTCCATCTTATTGCACCCCCGTATGCCCGAATCCGCCTGCTCCGCGCTCTGTGCCGCTAAGCTCATCGACAACGGTAAACTTCGCACGCTCTACTGGGGCAATGATACCTTGCGCCAGACGATCGCCTTTTTGGATTAGATAACTACCGATTAATACACGTCCTTCTACCCTGATGAGATCCATAGAAATTGACCGACAATATTTCACGTAAATTAGATCATCTTTGAGATGGAGATTGATATATCTTAGATTCTCAAGCATAAGAAAGACTTCTCCTCGATAGTCTGAATCAATTGTTCCTACGGAGTTTGGCTGTCTTAGCTCGGTTTTTAAAGATACTCCCGATCTTGGTCTGATCTGAAGCTCATACCCTACAGGTATTTCAAAGGCTAAACCTGTCCGAACTGGTTCTATGTCTCCCGGCTCGATAATCACATCTTCCAACGCTACTAAATCAAACCCAGCGGCTCCTGCCGTTGCGTATTCCGGAATAACTGCGTCGGGATGTAGCTTTTTTATTTTTATCTCCATTTGATCGCCTCCTATAATTCATCGAATCCGTTATCGTCCGATACTTTTACATATTGCGTTACTCTTGATTCGAAAAAGTCTGTCTTTCCCGCATCGTTTTCCTCGTACGCCTTGATCCAGCGCAAGTTATTCCGCCTATGCCCCTCAAACGGCCTCTCGATGCCCAACTCGTTGACTCGCTTATTTGCCATAAATCGGACGTATTTATCGAGGTCGTGAGACGTTACGCCGTCGAACCTATCCCCGATAATGTACTCCGACCAAGCGATCTCCAACTCGGCTGCCTTGCGGAAAGTCTGCCGGACAAATTCGTGAGTTTCTTCGCTGTCTAGTTCGGGGTTTTCTGCGAGAAGTTCCCGGAAAATCTGAGTGAACAGCCTGACGTGAATTTCCTCATCACGGTTGATTAGTCTAATCATCGCATTAGTCCCGAGCATCTTGCCGTTGCGGGCCATGTTGTAGAAAAACGCGAACCCCGAGTAAAAGAACAGTCCTTCGAGAATGATGTCGTATACCACCGATTGCATAAATGTCTGCGGCGTTGGATCGTCTACAAACCGTTGATATCCTGCGGCTAAGAAATCGTTTCGCTCGCGCAGCACCTCATCGGTTTTCCAGTATTCGAAAATTTCGTCTTGTTCAGATTTCGGGACCAGTGAAGACAGAACGTATGAATATGACTGGTTATGGACAACTTCCTGAAACGAGAGCACCGACATGAGCGCAGACAGTGAAGAATCTGTCAGGTAGTCGGCAACTTTGCCGGAGTAGTCCGTCTGGACCGAATCCAAAAACGCAAGTAGCCCGATTACTTTTTTAAAGGTGTCTCGCTCGTGGTCGCCGAGTTCGGTTGACCATTGTTTGATGTCGGCAGTCATCGGCACCTCGTCCGGTATCCAGAAGTTGCGCAGCATGTTTCTATACATCGGATACGCCCACGGAAACCGGCAGTCGTCCCAGTTTAGGACGTTCGAGGACTGGCCGTTGATGATGCCGGTGCTACGGTTTGGTGCGGTTATATCATAGAGTTTTCTTCGTTGCATTCAGCAGCCTCCTTTATGATGAGCAAGCTTCGCACTCCTCAATCTCCGTCGTCGCCGATCGTAAATAGTACGTCGATTTCAGCCCCGATTCCCACGCCTGCATGTGTAGGTCGAGCAGGTCCTTCGCTTTCACTCCGTTAGGCACGTAGAGGTTAAACGAAATGCCCTGATCGATGTGTTTTTGCCGTGCCGCATTCTGCCGGATGCTCCAAGATTGATCGATATTAAATGCGGATTTATACAGCCACATCGTGCTCGACGTCAGGTCCGGCACAGTAACCGGAATCTTGTACTTGCTCTTCTCCTCGGAATACGTCCGCATAAATATCGGATCGATTCCGTCGGTACTGCCGCCGATCTTTGCGGTAGACATATTCGGTGCCACCGCCATAAGGTAGCCGTTTCGGATGCCGTATATTGTCACGTTGTCGGCTAAGTCTTCCCAATCGGTCAAGTCGCCTTTTTTCATTTCGAGAAAGCCGGGACGGGCGTAACCACGCTTGATAAAGTAATCACCGTTCGACCAGTCGGAAACTTCGTAAGCCGGGTACGGGCCTTTTTCAGCAGCAAGTAGGCACGATGCACGAATCGTCAGATATGCAATCTTTTCGTATAGATCGTTGGCAAACGTCACGGCTTCTTCTGATTCCCACTGAATTCCTCGGACTGCGAGAAGGTGATGCCAGCCGAACGTCCCCAAACCAATCGCACGATATTTTTTGTTTGTAACTACCGCCTGCTGTACCTCGATTTTGTCAGCGTTGATGTCGATGACGTTGTCAAGCATCCGGACTTGAATAGGGATGAGACGGTCAAGCACTTCATACGCCCGTGCGAGGTTTATCGATGATAAGTTACATACGACGAAATCCCCCGGAATCTTGGTCGTGATGATATCTCCGTCCCTGTCTGTATACTCTTTTACAACAACGGTTGGTGACATGTTTTGCATGATTTCCGTACATAAATTCGTGCAGTAGATCATTCCGGCGTGGCTGTTCGGGTTCATCCGGTTGGCCTCGTCACGGTAAAACATGTACGGCGTTCCCGTTTCGAGCTGCGATTTCATAATACTTTTCATGATTTCGATGGCCGGCACTCTGACTTTGGCTAACTCCGGGCTGTCTACGCATTCCTCGTATCTTTGCCGGAAAGACCCTTCGCCCTTTTTCTCGTCGTAAAAGTCCTCCAATGAGTACCCCATCACCCGACGCACTTCGTGTGGATCGAAAAGGTACCAGTCTCCACGATCTCGGACGGTCTCCATAAACAAGTCGGGAATGCACACGCCCGGAAAAATGTCGTGAGCCCTCAGACGCTCATCGCCGTTGTTCAGCTTTAGATCAAGAAACGCGAGAATATCTTTGTGCCAAACGTCCAGATATACGGCAATGCTGCCTTTACGCCGGCCGAGTTGATCCACGCTTACTGCCGTATTGTTGAGCTGGCGAACCCACGGGATAACACCGGAACTAACGCCCTTGAAGCCTTTGATGTCGCTGCCCCTTGCGCGAAGCTTTCCGACGTAAACCCCGATTCCTCCTCCGTTTTTAGAAAGCATTGCAACGTCTGTATTCGAGTCGTAGATACTGCGAAGGGAGTCGTCTACTGTATCGATGAAGCAACTCGATAACTGGCCGAAGCTCAAGCCGGCATTTGCGAGTGTTGGCGTTGCTACCGTCATGTACAGGTTGCTGAGGGCCCAGTACGCCTCCTTTACGAGATCGGCCCGGTGGTCCTCCCTTTCGTGCATCATCAGTGTCATGGCAATGATCATAAACCGCTCTTGCGGTAGTTCGTATACTTCACCGTCGTATGATTTTGCAAGGTACCGGTCAGCCAGCGTTTTGAGCCCGATGTAATTAAAAAGTTTGTCACGCTCAGGTTCGATCTCACGCCCGAACTCGTTAATCTCGTCTTTGCTATACAGCCTTAAGATGTCCGGTGAGTAGATGCCCTGAGTAGATAACGTCTTGATAAGTGCGTAAAAGTCACCATATTTTTGAGACGCATCATATACCCGATTTTTTGACGCTGCCTTGTATAAGGAGCGCAAGAGTACATACGCAGCTACATACGTCCAGTCCGGGTGCGTTCCTTCGTCTGAGTCAGGTAATCCGACGTTGTCTAAAGCTTTAAGGATCGCCTCATGCGTAATCTTGTCGGCAGGAAACTCTTGTTTTGACGTAATGGTTTCGATGAGACTTTCGGTATATTCCACCGTATCCAAATGAGGATATCGATGGGTTGCCGACTGGATAAACGCAAGTAACCTCGGCTCGTCAAAAGGGAGTTGCCTACTTCCGTTGTTTTTCGTAATGACGGTATTTATGTCTGATCTCCTCCAATTCTGACTTATACTCGTTAAGCCTTTTACGATACAGATCAAGGTCATGCTCTTTTATGTCGATACACCTCTGCAAATCTGCGATTAGGTACTCAAGAGTATGAGCGTAATCCTCCGGCGTCATGTGTCGATCACTCCGTTTTGTATGAGCCATGCAAGCGCAACGGCACAGGCATCGCTTTCGTCATCACTCGCGAATACATAGTCGGGAGAGAGGCCGAGCAGCTTGCGGACTGCGTCGGCTACGTCCTCCTTTTCGGCTTTTCCTGATCCGGTTACAAGTCGTTTAACGGTGGACGGAGAAAGATGATCGGTGACGCGTTGGCCAAATCGTTCGAGCGCCCGATCCACTGCCGACCACGCTCCGTGCACCTTGTCGTTATTTTCGTAGTTGCGGGCTGGTGGCCATGCCTCCCGGATTATCCCCATATATGGAGACGCACCTGATTTCGTCTGCTCTCGGACAAAGAGATATGCGTATGATTCTATCGCTTCGTATGACTGGACGCGCGTCTCTCCGGTCGTCGTTTTGAAATGTGCGGATCGTATTAAGGCAGGCTTACGGTCTTTGACGGCAATGTCCGCAAACCCCGGACCACGAAGCGATAAGTCTAGACCGAGATAACGTTCAGCTTGCTGTTTCTTTCTTGTCAGCCTCGGTCACCTCCGATCTGATAGTCGTGATATACTCGACGCATTCCCGGTACACTGACTTTTTCCAGTCCGGTAGTGAGCTACGGAGCATACGGTCAGACTTTCGTTTGATATCGTCGTATTCCTCGTCGGACAGCGATAAGGCACAGGCTCTCTTATAGTTGTTAAACGTCCACTTTTCAATGTCCAGAGCCGGGGGTATTCCTTTACTTATGTGCTCAAGTACACCTACGAATGTATCTAAAACGTCACTTCTCATGGTGTCGGTAATGTAAATCCCAAACGCCCGTATATCAGGGCTTTTTGCGTAATCCTCCTCGCTCATGTTCCAACCTTTCTTTGAGGCGTTGACGTAAAGGATGATATAGTAGTCTACGTCGTACATGATAGAGTAACAAACCGTCTGCTTTATATGGTCATCTTTTGGCTCCCGCATAGAGTAAAGCGATGTCTGCGAGTATGTCGTCTGCTTCGATTTTATTTCGAGTCCGACTCGAATGGCCTCGCCATCTTTGGACGTATAAAGTAGGATACCATCGCAAGCTCCGTATAAAGCAAACTTCTTATTTTGGTGAGTAATAGCGTGAGATTCCTTCGCAAACTCCTCAAACATGGGGGTTTCATCAACGTTTTTTTCAAACCTGAATGCTGGGTTGTCGAGGTGTCTTTCTGCGATGAGTATATCGCGTTGGATCGCATCCCCAATTGCGGTTCCAATTCGTTGCCAACGGCCTTGATAGGGAGGCTTTTGTACAACGTCTCTTTTAGCTCCGTTTATCTTCTCGTATAGCTCCCGTAGGTCACTGTTCGCACTTGACGGAGAGAAGTAAGGCATGTCTCTCGGCGGCCACACTTTTTTGTATTTGAACTCGTTGGCATACCACTGATGTAATTTAGCGTCTAACTCGTCGTCATATACCTCTGGCCGAGAATGCCAGTTGTCTAGGTACTCTACAAAATCCTTTGCGATCTGGTCTGCTATTGCTTGCGAGATACGATCTCCCCCTTTGTTTTATCAATGACTTTCGCGAGCTTTGGAATGTAAGTCAGCGGCCGTTCCTCGTCGTTGATGAGAACGTTGTAATACCGTATTCCCAGCGCGTCAGCCTCCGCCTTGGTCAGTTGGAATACTTTTACCGTTGCCTCCACGTCAGCCATAGCGCGGTGGTGCCTGGTTAACTCGATACCTCTACGCTCAGCAACTGCGGCAAGACTCGCTGATTCATCCGGCTCTACCAACTTCGAAAGAGCTCGGGTACAAACAAAGGAACTTGGCTCAACTAGATACCGTGCAAGAAACGATAAGTCAAAAGGTGCATGGTGCGCGACCACTATAGAGCCGCTCATAAAGCACGCAAGCAGTGGAATTGCGAGTTCTTCGGGAATACCTCCTCGCATCATGCTTTCGTTGATTCCGGTCAAATTTACGATTTCCGGCGTCAGCTTAGTGCCGGAATTTTTCGTGATCCGGAAGTCCAGCCGGCCATACTCCCGGATTAAATCGGTGCGGATCGCGGCTATTTCCGTAATCTGGTCTTTCCTTGGATCGAGTCCGGTAGTTTCGAGGTCAAACACCGTGTATATTTCTCTCATTTGCGCAGCCCCTCACTAACTGTCGTAATAGGCTTAAAGGTAGCCCGAGTGACTTCGATCTTGCTATTCCGGTAGCCCCCAAATGTCGACAACTTCCTCGCCCATTTTTCCGCAGCATCCACCGTTTCATATGTCGGGATATAGCAACCTTCTTTCATATACGGAATATCATCGATCATAATTACGTAGTACATCTATGCAACTCCTTTCGCGGCCTGTAGCCGTTCGTCATAATCGTCATACACTCGGCCCTTTTCGTCGTATTTCTCTATGATCGGCCGGCAGCCTGCGAAGTCCCATTCTTCCGGCTTGTAGGTCTGCATCCAGCAGGGCTCAATAACCGTATCCGTCACGAGTGGAACACTTAGCTCGACCGTTTTCGTCATAATCTCGTTGATTAGATCGATCGTTTCCGTTGTAAGCTGATCGTTCGGAATTGAGTTTTTGATCTCGTCGTGGATACTTGCGTTCATCTCCCATCCGCGTTCCCGGCACACTTCCGCATTTCGAATGCCGATCAGTTTTAGGATATCGGCACCGGTACCTTGGATGACCGCGTTAAAGGCGGCTCTGAGCCAGTACCCGACAAGTCCGCGCTCTTTCGAGAGGATATCAATTTCGTCTTGTACGGCGATTAGTCTCTTTCGGTCAGCTTCCCGTGGACTGGCGATGCCTTGGATCCTTTTACGCTCTGAGTACAGTCGGCGTAACCGTTGCTCATTTCGTTTTACCGATGCGGCGGTAGCGTTAAAGTCGGGGAATCTACGTTTCCGACCGAACAGCGTCTCGACGTAGCCGTCTTTTATCATCATCTCACGATAATCCTTGACCATCGTCTTAAAAGACGGAAAAGTCCCGTCGAATCTCTCAAAGAACATGTGCGCAACGTCCTCAGTAACGTTCATCTTTTTCGCAAACGCCCGCGGTGATTGGTCGTAACTCACCGCAAGCTGGCCCGTTTTCATCATTTTACGAGGGTAATATGCGGTCGCCGGCGGCTCTCCCCCAAACCCACCTTGACCACTTACGGGATCGTACCATGCCCCATCAAGGCACACTTGCTCAGGCAGCCCGAAGGTCATCATCGCCATTTTTGTATACAAGTCCACGTCATCCATAAATATCTGACGCATAGAGTTGTCCCCGTACTTTGTATACATAATGTGCGCCATGATTCTAGGTTCAATTTGTCCGAGGTCAGCTCCGACAAACGTAAAGCCGTCTCGCGGTTTAAAACAATTTCGGACCCGGACACCTGCGCCCTTTGCCGGGAGGTTTTGAAGATTCGTGCCTTTAGGAACTTTCTCGTTGCTGGCGATGAGTTTCCGGACTATATCGTGGTAGTTTTCGTCAGTTATCACGGAAATTTACGACCTCTTTCGTCCCGCCTAAACGATAGATGTACGCCTGACTCCTGAAAAGACCCCTCTTAACCTCGCACACGGGTACCCCGTATATTTCAGGTTCGTCTGTTCCTTCTGCGTCATTGTATTGTGCATCCCACCTGTCTCCACAACAAGGGCAGTCATTCCCAGTAGAACACCCATAAAAATAAATACCAATCTCTTCGGCTTTTTTGTTTGCTTGATCTGCCGTATCAGCTTCAATTATTACAACGCCACATACAGAATCATTTACAACAGTAAAGCCTCCGGGATTATTCTGATTAAAGGTAAAGTACATTTTATCCCTCCTTAATCTCATCCAGTATGTCAATCGGCCTGCCCTCATAGCCGGAACTACTATACCGTCCTGTCCTCGTACCCCCAGCTTTAAACTCCGTATGCAACCGTCCGTCTGCCTCAAGCGCATGAGGTATTTTGCGGATATAGGTATTCAGCAATTTTTCGTAGGTTGCCACGGTAGCTAGCGGCTTAAGTGCAGTTTCCGTCTCGAAATACTCTTCCATAACATCTGACGCAGTTGACCGCTCTTTGCCACGATAAAACTTAGGGGTTACGTCCATAATGCCGAGGTGGTCGTAAATCAGATACTTGAGATGGTTACCGTTGGTGATCGAAAACTCTGTGACATACCTTGGTGCGTGTTCCTCATTGGCAGGGACCGGCTTTTCTGCGTAAAGTTTCCGAAGCTTCTCCTTCGCATCCCGGTACTTCTTCAACCCCGTTTTTCCCGCAGTCTCGCACTCATTTACGATCTTTTGCTGCCTTCTGACACTGTCCTCCCATCGTTTAATTCGTGCTCTCTGCGCCTCGATCCACTTATTTATTTTCGTTACGCTGAGCGTGCGGTCCATCTTGCGGACAAACCCGTCATCTATGCCGTAAGTCTTAATCACGTCATGTTTAGCCTGTTCGAGAGCCGGTATGAATTCCTCCTCTAGCGCCTTGAGCCCATCAAGGTCGATCTCAAAGCCACATCTCGCCATGAATACGTCAACTTCGGGCAACTTCGAGTCAATTTTCGCGTAGCATTCGAGCAGGCAGCCGGGAGATTTCCGCATCATCTCGACTTGCCACTCGAAAAGTTTCCAGCCGTACAGAACGTCTTTGATTGCGTATATTCCGACTAGCTCTACGCTAAACGGAGCCGGCGATCTGTTTCCGAACATATCCTCAAATGTGTATATGGGACCGGGGATATCGAAATACTTTCCGTACTTTTCGACAATCTTTTTTAGCCCGTACTTTTCCTCATGCTCATTTAGGAGATGCATCGCGTCCAACGTATCCCAGACACAGCCGTGAATTTCGTACCCGTCGTTTCGGGCAACGTGAAGGTCATAACGTGCACTGCCCATATGAAACGTTTTGCCGTGGATTGGCTGCGATAGATACGGCTTGATTGCGTCCAGCACCTTCGAGCGCGTGAGCTGCGGGTCGCCAGCCTTGAAAGCGAATGTGTCGTTTAAAAACTCGAAGCCCTCGACTCCCCGCATATCTACATGCCCATACGGAAGGTAATAGCCCTCGCCCAGCAACGGGAGCCATATCGAAAACCCAATACTTAAGTCGATATACGAATCGACTCCAGTACCCTCAAAGTCGCCTGCCGTCATCGATTTCACGCCGAGAAAGTCGTATTTTCCAGCCCACTCCGTCATCTGCCGTTTACATTCGGTGCGCAAGCGATCAACAAACGCAGGCAGCTCCGAATCATGCGTAAGGATGTGGAAATTCTCAGGCTTTGACGCAAGCACCTCATCGATCCGCTGCTCCCTCTCCGCCTCCTTACGCTTTTGCAAAATCCGCGCCCCCGCCGCAAGCACGTCGCCCTTGGTCCACCGTTTGCCGTCGGCCCGAAGACTGCCTATCTCTCCGGACCTGAATCCGGTAAATGCGGCGTCAAATTGCTGACGTTGCTTGGGCGTAAGGGCCATCGCGCCGATTCGCTCGAATGCTTCTTCGGGAGTTTCGGCTACCCCAGCGGCTTTGCGTTTTTGTACCGCCTCTTTTACTCTGGAGGTGTCCGTCGGCGATCTATTGTTGAGCGTGAGTTTGAATTTCGTGGTTATCGCCTCCTATCGGTCAATGCGGTTTTCGACGGGCACAACGAGTTTAACATCATTAAGCTGCGCCCAAGTGCCGTCAGGATTGTCTACAAACGATGGTTTTACCAGATGTACAGAGCTAATCTTACACTCATCAATATCAAGCCTAATATCGTCGATCTCCGCGAGAATCCCGGAAAATCCACTTTCTCCTATCGCGTTACAGTTTTCCGATTTATATTCATATAGTACGATGTCGCCGGGCTTGTATTCGTTGACCTTACGTCCGATTTTCGCCCACTGCTTGGCTGCCGCTACCTCTTCGTCTGTGGCTCGTTCCAGTTGCTCGGCGTTAAACCAACACTCATATTTAGGTCCCTTACATCTATATGGCACACCACAATAATTATAATCAATACGGGTTACCTGTACGATATCTCCGACAGCAACCCCGTAGGGAGAATCGCAGGGGTCTACCGCTATGATTTTCGCGTAATCACCGACATTTAGTCGGTTAGCCTCTTCTAGTTTCTTTTCTAGCTCGGCGACCTCGGCTTTGCGTTTGTCGAGTAAATATTGTAGAGCCTCTACTTGATTTACCCGTTCCAAGACAGTGAAGTCATCATTAATTGCGTTATACTCCTCGTTTTCGTCATCTTCGATTAAGATGTAGTTCTCATCGTGATAGCCAGTCTCTATGACTTCATACAGTTCACCTGCTGTAAGGTACTTAATACTACCTGCGGGGGCTTTGTCGTAAACTATAAAATCTCCTACGTCAGGTGATCCATCAACTTCGCGAAACACCCCACCGTTAATTTCACGTAATTTACTCATCCACACAGCCCTCCTCAAATTTTAGCTCCAAGGCCTCCGCCAGCATTCTCTCGAGACTTTCGATCTCTCCCCTAAGGTCGTCGATTATATATCTAATAACTTCCGGATTATCTCTTACAGTTGCCCGTTTAAATAAAGTAAAATACTCTCGATAATCGCAATAGCGCCTATCACCATAATTATCTTCGATGGTGAAATATCCTCCTATCTCTACGCTATTTATTACCTTATAAGGCTTACCCGCGGCAAGTCTGCCGATGTCTTCGTAAGACAAGCCATGGAATACTACATAGTCACCTTCTTTTACCCAGTCATTTGCTTCGCGGTAAATAACTCCATCAATCTTAATTAGCTCCCCCACTTGGACCTCCTCAGATTATCCGCCCATTGGCGTCAATCGTTCCGCTAACATTCCGGTAAATCTCCCTTGCGAATGCCGCAAAACACTCCTCATGTACGATGTCGCCCTCTGTCGTTAGTACCACGTCGTCCCCTTCGTATACTTCCCCGTCACAGCTCGCGCAGGTCGCTACGACATCCGGCTCTGACCCGTCGTAGTCAAACCGGTCTAGCTCGGGCACGCGACCAGCTCCCGATCGAACGCTAGCGGCAACTCTTGCCAGCGTGTAACTGCCTGTGCTTCTGACGCCCAGTATTCACCGATCCCGCGGTTTTCAAAGTAAAACACGCGCGGCGACTCGTCTTCTTCTCCCAGTACGCCAACGATATAGTCAGCGTCGGACTTCGAGTATGGCTCACCGTTATTCTTTTTTGCGTAGACGACGAGGTCGCCCCCGCGGTCATACCGTTTGCGAATCGTCTTTACTTGGAATGTGTACCACTCGCCGTTGGCCGGATCGCGCCCGATGAGGTCATACGGCTCTTCCGTTTCCGGCTCAGCTACGACCCAGCCGGATGATACTAGCGCGAGTTTTGCGGCTAGCTGTGATGCCTTTCCCCGTTGTTCGCTGTAATGCGCCAAGTTGTTATCGCCTCCTTATTGCTTTTTGTTAGGATATAACTACCTTAAGCCAAGATAGCAGTAGTATCCAAGCGGTAGCTACAACCATCGCCGTACCTCCGATAACTACTACAAACAGAGCGTCTTCCAACATTTCTCGAAAGTTCATTCAGACACCGCAGTCCTTGCGATGGACGCATTCGCCCACATCACAGCTTGTTCCAAGTTGGTCATGGCTAAAGACTTTTCCCGGCTGTTCGGGCAAAGCTCATCTAGCAAATAGGCTAACTCTTTTGCTTTTTCTCGGACTGCTTCTATGTCAATCGTATGCCCCAGCTTTGGTGCGTGGTATTTAAAATTGTTCTCGATTTGTTGGTTCATTCAAATGCCCCCTTATAATTTCTCTGCTTTGTGAGCAATAACTGCTACTACTGCTACTACTGCTATAGCAGCTATCTTCCAAATCCCGAAAGAAATAGCTAAGAAAAACCCAAAAAACAAGGACAACATTAAGAATGTGAAAACGAAAGCCAATACGCAAAGTTTCAAAAAATCCAACACCCTAAAACTTCGGATCAACGTCGTCAGGCTCAGTGAACCGCTCACGTAAAGCGGACATGTCGATCTTACTGTCATCGACATCAGCAGTCTCTTCAAGGATTTTCCGAATGTCTTCTTCATCTCGGAAATTCGCTAGCTCCGCATACTTTATTTCATCTGTTCCGATAAACTTTTGTGCTTCCTCAAGAATCTCCTCGTCGATATCTGCCGAGGTGAGCGAGTAGGATTTTCCATCGGATGTTTTTTGAATGAGTACGACGTCTCCGACAAGTGTATAATCCTTCGCAAACTTCTTGGCTGCCTTCTCCAGCTTGTCGTAGTCATCGATTAGGTTCATCGCGTGAAATTCCTTAAGGTCGAGGATTCGCCACGTCCTATACTCGAAGTCATAGACCGGGACCATAAAGTACAATTTACGTTTAGCATTGGCCCTACACGACAGACAAACACTCGGGTTTCTTTTCGCAAACTCTCCGAAGTCTGCTCCGACATCTTTCGGGGAGTGTAGGCATGTATGCTTTTTGATGAAAGTTGTTCGTGTTGCAAAATCCCCGTCTTCATGGACGTGATAGAAATACCAATCGTCAGGACCAGCAAGCAACGCAAACATCTTGCCGTCAGCCAGCTCCGAGCCAAGCCGTACGTATCTCGTTATACCTTCCGGCAAGCCGTCGTTGCCCCCGTTAGCCCGTTTCTTGCGTTCTTCTTCACGCTCTTTAAGCCATTCACGTACTCCCATTCAATCGCTCCTTTATGCTTATTTTCGGACGTTTGCGCGTCCGCAACCGGGCACCTGCCGACGATGCCCAGCGGCTGAAACGCAAACTATATCATGTAGGCAGCGACCGCCTTGGCTACGCGGCGCTTTTCAGCCTGAACCTCCGCAAGATCGTGGTCAAGTTGCTCAATGTATTGGTCAATCGCGGCCACCCGGGCAGCCATCGCGAGTTTCACGGACTGGCTGCGGGTCTTTTCAGCCCGGAGCAAGCACGCGGCTCGCTCGACGGCCAGTTCGAGTTTAGCGATTTTAGCTTCTCGTTGATGCCTTCGTTCTTTTTGTTCAACTTTGCGAAGTTCTTTTTGCGTCACAGATTCGACTTTTTGACGGATTGCCGACGCAGGATTGCAGTCCTGATAAAGCGTAAGAACAGCACGATCATCCTTAGATAAAACAAACGTTACTTTTTCGTACGCATAAAGCTTACCGGGATTCCCTTTTTCCGAAACCACATCCGCAATGTACTTCGCTTTCTTAACGCTGGATCGTATCCAATCATCGGCGAGTTCGCGATTAATCATTAACCTTTTTACCGCCTTGTATCGTGCGTGAGGCGTAATAATTACGTCCATCATCCGAATCACCTCAAACGTTGACAAATCTTTTAATATGGAATATAATTACAATGAATTGATACTTACGCTAGTGCCTTTCGACATCTAGCCCTGAAGCGATGGGTGTAAGTCCGGTTTGATGAAATCTTACCTCCGCAATTTTTGGCTATCACCCTTGCGATGTACTTCGTCTCATCAATACCGCTTGCCCATAGCTTTAGTATCATCTCCTTTCGAGGATCGCCTTCCGCTAAGAGGGCGATTTTCTCGTCTACCATCAATCCATCATCGATAACTGCCGAGTCATCTATTACCGTCGACTCAAGCTCAATCTCTGAACGTTTTTCGGATAAAGAGATAACTACAGGAGTCTCACTAAATCTCTTACGCGATTCCTTCAAACAACTATTTATCTTAAACATTGCTAGGTTATAGAAATTTCCTTTTCTAGGATCAAAAGCCCTAACCGCACTGTCTATCCTTGTGAAGCATGATTCTTCGAATTTGGCTTCGTTTCGTATGCTGTGCCAATTGTGGTTTGAAATTTTATGAATTTCGCCAATCAATTCCGCCTTTATTTTCCAGAGAGATTCTTCACATCCGAGTTTTGCCTTAAGTGCCAAAGTATTCAGTTTGCTCTTATCCAACCCGTTTTTCCCTCCTATTTATATACCATCATAAAATCGCTAAAGTGTAACATTAATTTAAAAATTTTTTACATAATTTTCTTCGCTCGAAATATTCCCTTAATTTCTGCAATCCCTCAGCCTGAACCGCCTCGTTCACGTCCTTATATCGTTTGGGAAATCCCGCAACTCCGACGCACAAGTCCCCGCCTAGCATACGGATAACCTCTCGCTTAAGCGCCTGCCCAACGTCGTCATGATCGGACATGACGAAAATTTCCTCAATTGGACTCCGTATAATTACGGCCGCCTTTTCCTCGTTAATCACACCCCCACCGGCAGCAATCGCAGGAATGCCTGCACTCATAAGCGTTAGTGCATCGATTTCGGCCTCCACGATCGCAGCCCGCCGGCAACGATGCCGGTAGATATAGTCGATGCCGTATACGAGCTCCTTAATGGGACGCCCACCTTTCACGTACCAAAATTTCTTTCCGGTTACGCTGCGGTACTTGATATTGAGTAACTGCCCGTTTGGACCAAACCACGGAATGGTAACGGCTTTTTTGCTTGGACAGTACCCCGTCTGCATTTCCCGTTGGACCTCTGCGGAGATACAACGGGATGCTAAATACGGATGATCATGGCGGTACTGTTCTAATAGCTCAGCGTTTAAGACCGACTTCTTCGGTCTTTTTGCCGGTAATCTGATGCGTCTAAGAGTAGGTGTATCTTGCTTTGCGTCATTTCCATATTTGTGACGCAAATATTCGTCTGCTTCTCTGTAAGAAACGTCCATCAGAAACGATAGAAGCTTCGTAAAATTCCCACTGGTCCATTCCGGGTCAGTGCCGCCCGAGTCGAGCCAACAACCGTAATATTCGGAATCCTCCCGGAGGTCTACAAAGAAGGAAGGTGTATCATCGTCTGCCCTAAATGGCGAACTTGCGATAAATTTTTCAGACGATAGCCGGACGTTTCGCCAGTCATATTGTTCCAGTTCGTATAGTACGTCGATATACATGTCCGATACCCCCTAGAAAACTCCGGTAAACTGCTCCGCTGCTTGCTCGGCTTTGGGAAACTCCCGCAGGACTCCGTAATCAAGTAGCGCCACGAGGTCCAGCCGGAAGTCCTCGCCGCCATTGCGCCCCTTCTCGATGCCCAGTGCGGCCACTCCCTCTTTCTCTATCGAATCAAACCCGAGCAGAACCGTTGCAATGTCTAAGAGTCGTTTGGTCGTCTTAACCTGATCGCGTTTGGGAGTCTTTAGCTCCCGCTGTTCCTCCTCGTCCAGCCGTTTCTTTTCCACGGTCGCCTGTATACTGTAGAATCCGACGACATCATTTTCCCCGACAATCCTCTCGAACCGGGAGGCCGCATACTCTGCCGCACCACCTGCCGTTTTGTTTGCGTTTCGTCCGTACACGTCGGACAAACCGTAGAATGGGTCTAGAATTACTACGTCAACTTTAGTCGTTTGTAACTCACGCTCGAGATCATCGAGGGTTCGCGTAAGCTCGGAGCCACCTTTCCCCTGAAAATAAAGCTTCCCGGGATAATAGTCCGCCAGCTTAGAGACGACATCCTCGAAGTTCTCCCGCACAAAATCCTCTAATTTTCCGGATAGAATCGCTTTGTTCGGAATCCCCAGCGGTGTCTGCGTCTCCTCGTCTTTAAAGAGTCCATCAACCGCGGTTGCCACAGATATAAGCCGGGCCAGCCAAACGTATTCTTTGACTTCATAGGACTTGACGAGGACACTCGCGCCCTGCCGAAGCAGCTTATCTACAATCGCGATGAGTAGATACGTCTTCCCCCGGCCAGACTCCGCCATGATTCCGTAGATATCCCCGCTGTAAAAGCCACCGATTTCCCGGTCTAATGCCTCAAAAGGGGTTTTCCATAGCCGGAATGATTTGCCGGCTTCTCTTCGCTTATATTCCCGTAGAAAGTCCGCGGACATTTCGTCGAGGGTGCGGCCGATCTTGGTGCCGGTTCCGATGTTCAGCGTCTCCTTTATTCGGTCGGACTCCTTTGTAAACCACGCAACAAACTCATCAAACGATAACTCCGAGAATTTCTCCTCGACCTGTGAAGTCCGCTTGCCTTTTGCTGGGTTGAACAGATCGGCTACCATTTTCTTACCGGCACGATCCTTTAGCTCCCAAGTTAGGTACTCGTAGCTGTCCGACACGTCCGGTATATACGCCACATCCGGGCAAGCAGAAACGTATGTCGCATAGCTCGGTGCGTTCCCTTCATTTTTGCTCGCATACCTGACAATAAAATCGTAGGCTGCCCGTTCTGCTTCTGTAGCAAAGTGATACCGTTCGATTCCGTATTTTTTAAGAGCCAGAACATTGTTACCGTCAATTATTTTCGAAAGCAGTTGCTCACCGTGCACGCTCACCGTCTTAACCCCCTTTTGCTCTCGCCAGTAAATACAAGCTCAGCACATCTATCCCTTATGCGGTCAACAAGCCGAGGTGACGGCTCCCGGAATACCTCGTTCAGATCGGCTAGCGGGATATTTGAGGTGTATACAGTCGGAAGGCCGGCCGTTACTCTCGTATTAATCAGCCGGTGGAGGTCCCCGCGGAATGCCTCCGTAGAGTCTCGGACTCCGATATCATCTAGGACAGCAAACGGTACCTCCATTGCGTGCTTTTGAGCGGCGTAATACCGAGCAGATGCGGCCTCTCCGATGTGTTCAGGTATATTTCTCCGGTTGAACTCGTTGTAGTCGTTTTGCCATGCGTTTACATCGAGGAAATAGACTGGCCTTTCCAGTGGCTGCCGTCCCCGGCGTAGGCTCCCGATGTAGTGACAGATAAGGTATTCCGTTGCGATTGCGCAGGCTGTCGTCGTCTTTCCAGTCCCCGTTGTATGGGAGCGCAGATACAGCGACTTGATCAGCTCGGCATCAATCTCAAACTGACGGGGAAAGGTACCGACGTAGGTTTCGAGAAACTCGTATATTTTCGTCTGACCTTCGCGGGCTAGAGACGAGGTAAGCGTAATGAATTGGTACTCTGTCGGTATGTTCGTTGCTCCGTACCGGCCGCCCAAGCCATTATAACCATGGAGCCCGACGTAATAGGAACACATACGATTGCACGAGTCGGTGTCAGCGTTTTTGCAATGTTGCCGCAGGATGCAGTTTTTTGAATGGGACAACTTAAGAGCACCCTCCTTCTAATTCGAGCAAAAAATTATTCAACTCGACTAATCTAAGCCGGTTGTCCTCCGTCCAAAGCGATTTTATCGTCTTTTTGTAGAGGGCGGAAGCATCGTATACCATCACTATCGGGTCGAATATTCCCATCTCTCGCAGACGCCCCATGAAACTCGTTAGTTCATCATCTGGCATTGGCAAGGAGGTCCATATGCCGCCTTTGCAAAATCCAATTTTAAATTGCCAAGCGTCTACGACATAGGCTTTAGTCTTCATACAACGCCTCCTATATGCGGATTAATTCCGAGTCAAACACGCGTGCTTTTGATCGTACAAAGGTTAAGAAATCTGGACCCATTCCATCTCGGATAAGTGTGTTTAGTACCAAGCTTCTCGGATCAACCTTGCCCAGCGTCATTTTCCGTCTGGGTCTGTACCCCGTGATCTCTTCAAACTCATCAAAAAGTTCTTTGTAGAGGTGACCCTTTGATTCCTTCTTCCGATTGGTCCGACTTAGCTCCCAAAAATATTCAACCGCTGACCTTATATCCAGCCAAAGGGTTTCTAATTCTCTTTCTTTCCGAGGTGTTAGCCTTAATTGCGGTGTTTTCTTTTGAGCAAGACGTAATTGTATGTTGTCCGTTTTAGGCACGTTTCCTTTTTTAAGAGCCAGCTTACTTGTATCGGCTACCTGCTGGGTAGAAAACATTTGTTTTATAACTGGTGCCAGTACCTTAAGCACCTCTTGATTCGTAGCAAATTCGATTGCAAATTTCCCGTTTCGATTTAAAACTAACTTAGCGAGTTCCATCTTTATCCCTCCTAATTTTTATGGGCAGCAGTGCAAAATTCTCTTCAGCTTCCTTTATTTTGGTACCACGGCCTCCTCACATCACATTAGCATCGGTAATATCAATCACTTCCGCTTTGCCTTTCGGCGTGCCGTCCAGAACACGCTGCATCCCGTTAATAAACTCTTTCAGAGCATCGAGGCTTGTTACGTAATTCTCGTAGGCCTCATCCGATATTCCCGTAAAAGATGCCTTAAACGTGGTCAAGTGGGCATAGTTAAGCAGAAGCTTCTGGACATCATCTGCGAATTGTGCGGCTGCCCCGTCGACCTCAATATGATTCGATACCCTCTCGGTGACGCCCCCGTCAATATCTCCATATCTCGCCTCATACCGCTTTAGCCGGTCGCTAACCCAAGGATCGGGCACATACTCCGTTTTAGTCTGCTCCCGGTTTGACCGTAGCATATCTTTGGCTACTTCGGCCCTCTCAAGCGCCTTCTGTGCCTTCATTTCGGCTTCTTTCCGCGCCTTTTCTTCAGCTTTAAGTGCCGCCTTAACCTCCCGGAGTTCACGGACGGTCATATCCTCGACCGTTTTCGTCTGCCCAGTTGACGGGATCGTGTGTGGATTTTCTATGAATTCTTTACGGTCAACTTCTCTAGGTAAAGTTAGCATTTCGAAAATTTGACCGTTACTAATTTTAGCGACGTCGCTAATTTCTCCAAATTGTTCATATGCCGCAATCATGCGACTTGTTGTTGTATTATGAAAACCGAACGTTTCCTTTGCCCACTTCCCAAACTCCCCATGAACAAGGTCATTTTCCTTGACGTGCTTTAGACGCCTCCCAATTTCTAAAATGGCCTCGCCATCAACCCTCCTATACGCATTTATCTCAGCCGTCAGGGTTTCGAGGTCTGACGATAACTCCGCTACCTTTGTCATTGTCTACCCCTCCTTCTAGAGCCACGATGATAGCTCCGATATGTCCGTTTGTTGCTCTTCGGTCTTCTTCTCCGCCGCCAGCACCTGCGGGAGTATCCGGCTTGCCATATACGATAATACAAACCCTGCCGTCAGGATCGGGTACTGCCGAGATGGCCGGTACTCCCGGAATGCCCGATCGAATACCTTCCGCATCACTTCCGGCCCGTATGATGTAAGATTCCGTTTGATCAAGCCCTGCTCGAATTTCCAATTTCGCATAGGGACGTATTCCGCGCCAAACAGTTCGCGGTTCATGTCGATAAAATAAGCATGGACGGTGCGGACGTTCCACTTTTCGGCAGGGAGATTGCGCCAGTCATCTGATTTAATCTTTCTGGGCATATCGGACTCCCACCTCCGGCAGACAGGCATCTACGATTCCACAAATTTCTTGAACATTCCGTTTGTACTCATCGAGCAGTTTAGTTGGACTAGTGATCTCGGAACCGTTATTGCCAACTTCCCGCAGTCCTACTGCATGAATCGCAGCAGTCAAACCCGTTGGACTTAGTGGGTAGTACCCGGAATCCCGCCACGTTTCCCGCGGTTCGGGTGACTTTCCGTTCTTCTTAAGGCCCTCCCAGTTCGGGGACCTCGTTGGATCAGTGAATCTTCGTTCCATGATAATAAAGTTCCGATCGTCCGCTCGGAGGCGGAAGTTTTCGGTCAGGCGGATGTCGATCTTTTTACTCGCCATTTTAACGGTCTCCTTTCGGGAAATTATCGATTTTCTCGCTGAGATGGACGGATAATACTAACGGTGGATAAATCGTCTAATTCCTCGGTGATTTTCGCTCTGTTTCTGTACCTGGTCCTTGTAATAGGCAGTTACACGGAATAATAGGTAAGTATTGTCGAGCGACACATCAAACTCGTGATCCCCACATATCTTCCTAACCCCAACCACTAGTGGATATGTGACATCCTTCGATGAGCACACAGGGCACTTAACGACAAACCAAGTTTCTAATTTTCCGTCTTCCACTAAAAGAAGTAGGCGATTTAGAATTTCCGGTGAAGGAAGATTTACATTAGCTTCGACGTTCTCTAGGCAGAACTCTCGGTACGATGACCGCGCTACTTCTTCTACCCAATCGTCAACGTCCCAAATATCTTCCAAGCCGTTCGCCTCCTGTCGCGTCTCTTTATTTTACCAATCGTTTTTGCAAGGCTGCCCATCGACAACCCAACCTTGACAATCATCGTGACATCCGGGACAGGACAAATGTGCCTTGACTCTAAGATCGATAATTTCCTCTCTGTATTTCTCGACCTTTTGCAGCAGTGATAACACGGCTTTATTTCCCGTGTCCCACATTTCCCCGTACCTAAGAATCCTAACGACTCCATTATCATTTATAAAAGTGTATTTCCCATTATCCACATCAATTTTAAACATGACGTATTCCTCCTCGACCTTTTGATAGCGTCTGTCGCAAGGAACGAAGTGACGCGGCGTAATGTTTTATGGTTCTAGTTAATATAGTTCTTGTTATTATTAGTTCTTCTTAGTGTGACGTTTGCCGTGTGACGAGAGCCGTGTGATGTTCCTATCACATAGCCGTCTTTATTTGAAAATTGAAACGTTACTGACGGGGAGGATTTTATAAATAATTTTAACCCACTCCCTCATGTCGTTCCTTATCTTCCTCAGTTCGATTAGCGGCTTCCCTTCCCATCGATATTTCGCAAGCCTCATAACTCTTCGGTTAGCCGTTTCCCGTGCCACCCCTAACGCTTTGGCTATTTGCCACTGAGTCGGATAGCACTCGCCCTTTTCGTTCATGAAAGATGCGATAACCAGCAGCGTCTGTAACCGCTCAGCACCCATATCCGCCACCATGCCCGAGCGGACTGCGTCTACGTAAAACTTGATGTAAATTTCGGCCGACATTGGTTTATCGCCCCCCCTTTGTTAACCATATATAAATGCTAGCTTCACCGCTAATTGTATTAATTCATCGGCATAAGTCCTATCGTACTTTTTTAATTCCTCATAATGCTGATCTATAAAAGACTTAAATCGGTATTCGGGCGAACATTTGCAGTAATTTCTTGGGCAGTATCGCACATCGAAAAATAACTCTGTAAGGCGTACAGTTAATCTTTCGAACAGCCTTTCACCTACTAGTCTTTCCTCACCCTTAAAAGCAAGTAAATCATTGCTAAGATATTCGGTAGCGTATATAAGATACTTTTTTACGATACCTTTTATATACTCATCCGATTGAGTAGAACCCACCTACCTAATCCCCCCCTTCACTTATCCTCAGTAAAGTTCAATACTACTCAGCACGTCGACGAGTTCAAGCGCCTCCTCGTACTTTTTGCGCGCTTCCCGTGCCATTTCCCGCATTTCATCCGTTCTCGTCATCTTGTAACCACTTTTTCGTGAGATGATGCGGTGATAGAATCGTTTTAGCCCCGGATTGCTCACCCTGCTATACTCAGCCGAAGCCACTTCGTGCAACAACATGCCCTCGTCACACAACTTATATAGCCGGATGTCTAGCTCGCCATGTAATTCCCAAATCCGGGACAACTCCTCTGCTGCGCGTTGCTTACTGCTCAATCGGAACAACTCCCTTCGCTAAGGATTCGAGCTGTCGATTCGCGAATCGTTTCCTGCGCCCGGCAGTCCGCGACCATGCGTAGTACTTCGCGGCCTTTCATTACGCCGGTTGCGTAGACTACACCGGATGTCTTTCCGACGGATTCCCGGAGCATTGCCGATAGGTTCATTCGGTATCCCTCCCGTCTAGTTCTTGCTTTTGTCTAAGAGCGAGTAATATCTTTTTAATTTCGTTCAGTTTTTGTTTTTTACGCATTGAGGGTAAGTCTACGATGGCTTCGATTTGACTTACGGCTTCCGTATGCAGAATAAGATCGAGGTTACGTTGTCTCGCCAGTTCAGGATAACAGGACTCACGTTGTCTCGCCAGCGCCGCAAGATAGGATTTTTGGAGTTCGAGGCGTTCGGATTGATTCATGCGGTTACTCCTTTCTTTTCCCGATCCATTACCGGAACTATACCGCGTCGCTTCAATATCTCATGGATGAATAGGCGGCCCTTCTGCGTCCATCTCGTATTCATGGTGACGTACAGATCGCCATTTCTTCGCCTGATGTCGATGGTCTCGGATTTGGTATACCCCTTGTCGTGGTGCTTACGGTATAGAAGCCATTGCCCGTTTTGCTTATACTGCACCCGTTCCTCATGTAGAATCTGGTTCAGCGCCTGCCCGCTCATCTCGTAGTCTTTGGCAATCTGCGTAATGGTTACCGTTCCCTTAGACTGGAGGATGCGGTCAAGGTACGTGATCTTCGGCTCGTACTCGGCCACCCGTTGTTCAAGCATGAGAGCTTTCGTTTGGGCCTCCTGCTTTTCTTTGTACTCCCGTATCCACTGCTCCGCCCGTTTTATCGGATCATCGATCATATACGAAGGGGCGGCTGACAGCGAGTATGTTCCGGTTTGGCGGATTGCCGGGAGCACTTCATGTGTCACCCAACGTTTGAATTTCTTGGACTCGGGTTTTCGGCTTGAAAGAAATAAGGAATAGAGTCCGGATTCATTTACAACCTGTAATTGTTGCGCTCCACCAAGGGTGTCGGTTAAAACTACACCCTTTTCATCATCGTCCAAGCGACCAAGAGCGTCACGGCTATTTCTAATTTCCAACACGTCACAGACATCTTTCGCAACCCACCACGGATGACCGTCTTTCATAATCACGCGAACATCTTTCCCAGTGAAGTTAAACACTTGTAATTGATTCATTCAATCCCAACTCCCTTCTTATTAGTTATCGAACCAGAAAACGATACGGACACTTTCCAAATCACCGTCAGCCAACTCTATTAGCTTAGGGATAGACCAAGTGAAAAAGGTATCAACGCAGTCCTTAAGTGACTCCGTCCACTGTATTAGCCTGCATAAAGTTATCCCTCCCCACTCACTCTCGTCACGGTACCACCACGTCGGAGCGCCGTTTTTCAAAAACTCCGAGTATTGTTCGTCACCCACGAAACCCTCGAAACAAATTTTCTGATCCCAATCAAACTCGGAGAGCTCTTTTACGGTTAAATAAGAATGGTCGTGAGCTTCGTCCCACTCATCTGCTTTCTCTTTTACCACTGTTGACACATCGGAAGGGAGTCCCCGCGGTTCGGATATCGGCTTGACACGGTTGTAGTAATAGTTTCGGACATTAGCGAGAGCCGCGTAGAGGCGGTAGTTCCTATGAATGTCGACAAAATCATACGTCCCCTCTTGCTCCTTTTTAATCCATTCACCCCAGAGTGACGTACCTTCACCACGTTTTTTACATCTCTGCAACATTGAATGAAAATCTTGGATTCTTGGTTCATTAATCCCCTTTAACGCCTCCCAAGAACCGTTTACCTTCTTTTCCACGAACAGATGAATATCGCAACCCATTGCGCATTCCTCCAATTTTATTAATTTGACTTGCACCCTGTTAAGTTAGCTGTTTCCCATATCTCCGAACCAGAAGGCTGTAACCTATATGTCTCATATAGAAGACCCAAATATATCTTCTACCTTCGCGAACAAAATCTGGTGTAAAGTTTGCAAAGTAGATATCATCGGGAACCTCCAAATCATAGATGTCCTCAACTAGTTGGGAGTGGTCTACGTCAAGCGACTCCGCAACTTCCCGGCTGTCTAAGAGAATCTGGCCGTTTTGATCGAATACATCGCCATCTTGTTTGATTACAGGACCATAATGTAGGCCGTAGCCGGAGGGTGTAGGTTTATTCATTTTCGATCATCCTTTCATAAACGATAATTTCGTTTTTCTTCTTCTTTTGCCCATCGATCCAGACTGACGGTACTAAACAGGTACCGCGGTTTCCTGCTTCCTTCTGCGCCGATTACACGGTGCGGGATGCGCTTTTCTCGGTCTTGGTCTTAATCCAGCCTACAACTTGACTATAGAGGAACCTAACCACTTGACCCCGCTTAAAATAAGGCAAGCCATCACACATCATGGCTTCCAATGTAGGTATAGAGACCTGAAAAAACGCCGCTACTTCTTTTTTTGTCATAACTCTATCTTCGGCTACCAGACCATCAATAGCCTTGATAACACTTTCTTTGATGTCTTTATCTAGTTGTTCTTTTAATTGCGAAGTCAAGTCAAGCGTTATATTCACCGTTTCACCTCACTTTTTATTTACTATATACAGTCTGTATGTGTCTTTTTATGACACACGGATTTAAAAAAATTTCGGTAATCAACGCCGTATAGTTCGCTTAGTACAATTATTTCATCTACGTAAAATTTACTTTTCCCTCTTTCTTTTTTGGCATAGCCGTTGAGGGAAAGACCCAAATACCGCGCCGCCACTTCTTGAGTTACCCCTGCATTCACACGAGCTGTCTTTACATTGAGTTCCATGTAAATATATCCCCTCCAATTTTGAATCGTGTCTTTTAAGGACACAATAAGCTTACCATTGTATAATAATGGATGTCAACCCCCTAAAATGACACTTTATAATATATATCTTGCATATTGTGTCTTTTTACGGGTATAATGTAGCCATAAAAGTATGTATTAAGGCGGTGCGATATGAAGTCAAATATTTTCTATGAAGTTGTAGGAAAGAATATTAGGAAATATAGAGAAATTAGGGGTTATAGTCTTCAGTTGTTGGGGGATCGAGTGGGGTTAACTAAAAAAACTATTCAACGATATGAGAGCGGTGATATTAAGATTGACGTAAATAGATTGGGGCAAATCGCTATTGCTTTAGACGTTGATGTAGCCAAACTTTTAGAAGGTGCGGAGGCACACTTAGGAATCCGGACGCCGATTAAGGTGTCTGGAGTTCCTCTAATAGGTACTATTTGCGCTGGAGATGGACTTTTAGCGGAACAAAACATCGAGCAGTATATCAACTATCCTTTCCCGAACAAACGGCAACCAGACTTCGCACTTCGTGTCGAGGGAGACTCCATGATCGGGGCAGGCATAAAAGATGGAGACATTTTATACATGAAAAAGGCATCTTGGGCCGAGTATAACGGTCAGATAGTTGCTGCAATAGTGAATGATTGTATGGACGGAATGCTTAAACGTATGAAATGGGAAGAAGGGACACCGATTATTCGGCTTGAGCCTGAAAATAAAGACTTCAATGTCATTGAAGTGTATCCCAATCAAATAATAATTTGTGGTGTATATATGGGTCACTTTAGATCATCTGAATAAAGGAGTGATAACATGGCCTATTTGCGCAAACGAGGCAATACATGGAGTTATACCGTAGATATAGGCGTAGACCCGGCGACTGGCAAACGTAAGCAAAAGACAAAGGGCGGATTTAAAACCAAGAAAGAGGCCGCGCTAGAGGCGGCGTCAGTTGAGAGGGACGTAGCCAATAACGAATATTACGCGGAGAGCGACATTACCTTTTCGGCGTTTGCGTTGGAGTGGCACGCAGAATACTCATTAGCAGTTAAAGTGTCGACCGCTGATCTGCGTCTGAGGATGCTCGGGATACTAAACCAGTACTTTGGGGCATCAAAAATGCGTAACATAACACGCAAGCAGTACCAAGATACGTTAAATACACTTTGCCAGAAATACTCGTACAATACAGTCGGGATCATACATTCAACTGCCCGGTTAATTTTTAAACGTGCCGCTGAATATGATGTTATAAGAATCGATCCAACAGAACACTGTCGCATCATGCGCAAAAAGAAAACTGTGGAGGAAATCGAAGACGAGCGGATGCCGAAATACATGGAAAAAGAGGAGTTGGCGAGGTTTTTACAAACAATCAAGCAAAATTTTGACCACCAAGATTTTGTGCTATTTTACTTATTAGCGTACACGGGCATGAGGATTGGTGAAGCGACGGCCTTAAAGTGGGATGACATCTCTTTTAACGACCAGACAATTAGCATAACAAAGACCTGCTACCTACCTAAGAACAAATCGATGAACTTTGAGTTACTAACCCCTAAGACCGTAACATCTAGAAGGGAGATCGCAGTATATCAGGATGTTTTAATCGAGTTAAACACACACAAAGCTAATCAGGACAGTCTAGTAGCAACTTTAAATAAACATGGTGATGTGTACAAGGATCACGGGTTTGTTTTTACATCGTACAAAAATTTAGGCTACCCGTATAATAAAGCGACAGTTGAATCCCGGATGAAACGTGCCTTAGAGCTATCCAACTTAAACAGACGGTTGTCCCCTCACTCTTTACGACACACCCACACGTCTTTGTTAGCGGAGGCAGGAGTTGGACTGACTGAGATAATGGATAGGCTTGGACATGAGGATGATGGCATAACAAAACGTATTTACCTACACGTTACAAAAACGAAAAAAGCAGAAGCATCTCAGAGGTTCGCGGAGTTAATGAATAATGTGGTCAAAATGTGA